AAATACGGACCATTGCTTGAAAAATTCATAAGAACAAAATTCAATTATAATAAAAATAAAGCAGAAAATTGCACAGGCGACTTGTCCAAGGATGGAAAGAACTCTGAAGTAAAAGTATCACTTGGAGGGGCAAATCATACAAAATTTAATTTTGTACAAATTAGACCTTCGCACGATTGTGAAATTTATATATTAACAGCATATCATCTATCATATGAAAATGTAGAAACTGAGGGTGAATTATATATATTTAAAGTTCCTAAATCTGACATAAAAAATTTAGTAGTATCTTATGGTGGTTACGCACACGGAACTATTAAAGAACACGGCATTATTACTAATGATTCTATTAATGATGAATTATCTACTAAAGAGTATGCTATTCGTCCAACTATTAACGACGAATGTTGGAAAAAATTAATGGAGTTTAGAGTTCAAGAATCGAAGATTTAATCAAAGATTTAAGGAACAATTTAATTATATATTTCACTATAAAGCCTTGCAAGTTCTCCTCTTCCAATAGAGTTTTGACGTGCTGTATTAAGACTTAACGAATAATCAAGACAATTAAATCTTTCTATAAGAATATTTTTGTTTATTTTTGATTTAATCCAGTGCCAACTTTTAGGACGGAGTAATTCAAGATTATTATCTACTATTTCACCACACTTTCCTCCATAAGCACGTATAGCAAAATCAGCACCTTCTGGAGGTGTAGGTTGTCCTTTTATATCCTTGGGACCAAATCCTAAAAAGTCCCAGTCATCATGTTTTCTCGAAAGTTCAATAATAGAACGTTTAATATCTTTTTTCTCCCAGATTTGAAAACAGCATTTTGCCATCATACGAGGTGTAAATGAACAAGGATCTGTAGGTATTTCTTCATCAAATATAAGATGAAAATTTGTATTTAATTTATTATGAATACTTGGGCGACGAAATGTTCTTGGAATAATAAATGCTATTACATCTGCCCAATTTGAAGCATGATTGAAAAACTTAACAGCAAGAGAACTTATCCTTCCAAAAGGAGGATTGCCTACAACAAGAATTTTACCAATATTATTTGGTGGATTATATGTAAAAAAGTCCTGTTTAATAATATCTTTATGTTCAGGAGAAATATCTATTCCTATTTTATTAATTGTTGGAATTATTGTAAAAAAACTACCATTTCCAGCACTGGGTTCTATAACAAGACCCCATTCATCCCATTTATATATATTACCTATATTTGTTAAACATTTTTGAGAAATTTGAGGAATAGTATAAAACTTATCAAGCCCCACTTCACGTACTTGTTCTATCGTTGCCATTGGTAACCTTATGTTACTTATGTTACTTATGTTAATTATAATATTATTTTCTTTAATAGTTTAAATCAATTTTTTCATTTATTTTATTATTAGATATAAAAAATGATTTATATTTTATTATAACTTTATAAATACCTTATAAATATAGAGATGACTGATGTTATATATATAGGAGCACATATAGGACGAGACGAAAAAGGTATTATTGAAACCATGAATAATATTAAAAAAAATGGAGGAAACGCTTTACAGATATTTGTATCTAATCCGAGAAGCAATACCCTCTCAAATATGGAAAGTTATATTAAAATTGCTCCATATATTAAAAAATATTTAAAAGATGAAAATTTTAAGATAGTAATTCACGCTCCTTATACTATTAACATAGCAAAAGATAGTGTGGAATGTAAAAGAACTATGTTATTAGAAGATTGCTATTGGATAAAATTATTAATTAATCAATTAATAATTTCTGATATGATAGGTTCGGAAGGTATAGTATTACATGTTGGGAAATATGTAGGGTTATCTCCTGAAAAAGGTTTACAAAATATGAAATCGGTAATAGAATATTTAGTAAAAGTAATGGAAGCTAAAAATTTAAAAACAAAATTAATTATAGAAACACCGGCTGGACAAGGTACAGAATTATTAACAAATTTAAATAACTTCATTGATTTTTATAATGAGTTTTCAAAAAAACAACAAAAATATTTAGGTATATGTTTTGATACAGCGCATACATGGGCTTTAGGATACGAATTAATAGAGGCTTATAATATTCTATTCAAAAAAAATAGTTCTGATATAACTATAATTCATTTAAATAATAGTTTAGTTAAAAAAGGATCATTAAAAGATAGACATTCTGTTCTATTAGATGGTGAAATATCTGTAGATATGATGAATGATTTTATATCAAATCTTGGCAAAAAAAAGATACCAATTATTATATTAGAAACTCCTTCAGATAATTATAAAATAGAAATAAACCATATTAAAAATTTATTAGAATAAATTTAATTATTATTTTTATGAAGATACATTAGTTACATCTGTTGTATCAATATTTGCATTATTATTTTTAGCTTTATCAAAAAACTTATCCATTTCTTTATCATAATCATCACATAATTCTCTTATACCTTCCCATTTACATTGGGTCTCCGTTATGTTTTTAATAGATTTTTCTTGAACATCCCATAATTCAATAAGAGTATTTAAAACATTTTTATCATTTTTATTATAAATAATCTCAATATCTTCGTATTTCATATTTTCAGGAGCTTGTTTTATTACTTCATCCATTTAATACTATTGTAGATATTAAACAACATATTTTTATATGTTTTTATATGTTTCAATTTTAGTTTTATCATAAATATATTCAGATAATTCATATGCTATTTCTTCATAAGGATGTTCGTTATGATATCCTCCTGTTACATCGCTTATACTTTTAGGAGTATCACTATTATAAGTACATATCAATATTTTATTAGTAGATATTTTCTTATAAATTTTGTTATTAATATCTGGATTAGATCTTTTATATTTAAGTTGGTTAGTTAATTTGAAATCATTTACTAATATTTCATTTTTTAATTCAATATATCCCATTTTTTCTATTACTTTATTAAATAATTCTTCATTATATCTTTGATATATGTGTATCTTCTCGTGTATTAATATTTTAACTATATCCTCTTCATCGTAGTTAAAAATAGTATTAGATAAAAATATTATATTTTTTCTTGTATGTGGAAATCCATTTTCATATTTAATTTCCTTATCATTTTCACTATTATTTATAATTGTTTTTGCAAAGATCCATTTAATATTTGCTATATCATTTAAATTAATATAATTTATATAATTTATATCTATAAATTTAATAGTATTTAATAATTTATCAGCAATTATAGTTGTCTTATTTAATATTTGTATTTCAGTTTCTGTAAATGAAGCAGCTATTTTTTCAAAGTTTTCCTTATATTTATTTATTGAACTTACATTTCTTGCATATAAATCAATTTCTGATAAATTTTTAACAAAATTATCTTCGTCTTTTGTTAAAAATGCTAATGTTTCTTCTTTATTCATATAATAAATTCCATTTTTTCTATCAAATGAAGAATATACAAAATGATAGATAACTAAAGATATACTTATTATAAAAATTACAAATAATAGAATAAATAACATATAATTATATATCATATTAATACTAATATTATATTATAAAATTAATACTATTTATATTTTTAATTTAATACCTTTCTTATTAGTTTCTTTTTTTGACATATATTTAGCATTTTTCCCACCACTAACACCACTAACACCGCTAACACCACTAACGCCTTCTTTCCCTTCTTTCCCTTCTTTCCCTTCTTTCCCTTCTTTCCCATCTTTCCCTTCTTTCCCTTCTTTCCCTTCTTTCCCTTCTTTCCCTTCTTTTCCTTCTTTCCCTTCTTCTCCTTCTTTATCTTTTTTATCTTTTTTACCTATTTTATTTTTACCTATTTTATATTTTTTATTAAAGCATATTTTTGGATGATTAGTAATTATATTTTTACTTTTACTTTTAATTACATGATTCATTGTTATATAATCAGCTTTACAATACACATATTTGTTATATTGTGAAGTTTTAGCAATTTCTTTTATAAAACCTTCTTTAAAAATTAAAGGTGCTATTTCTTCTTGTTTCTTATAAAAAATTACATCACTATCTTCAATAATATGATAATATTTAATATAATGTATATTATTATTATCTTTTTGTCCTTCTTTATTTTCAGCTTTTACAAGTTGATTATATACTATATTAGTTTTTATATTTTTATCTTCGGTTTTATTTAATATAATTTTACAATATCCATATGAATTTATTGTATTATATTCAATATTATATCTAACAAGTGCTCCGGTATCATCATTAACAACGTCATAATTCGCACTCCCAGATAATATTTTTTCTTCGTCTCCAACAACTTCATCAATTATATCTGGATTTGCTCCACCAGTTCCAGACATTATCTGTATTACACTTTCATCACCTTTTGTTATCTTCATAATATTAAAATTATGACAATCGGCACATAAATAAATACAATTAAACTCAGCAAGTAATTTATAAAATTCATCAAATGTTTTATTTGTAATCTCTAAATTTTTGGTAAATGTATCTTTACCATTTTTATTAGGCTTTAAATAAAATAATGGAAAATGACCCATTACAAATACTTGTTTTTGTTTTTTTATTATATCTTTTATCGAATACTCTCCTGGAAATTGTGATAAACTATCAAAATCAGATTCTTCTTCTAATTTTGTATAATAATTATTTAATTCATTACTTAAAGCTTTGACTAATTTATTTTTAATAATTGAAATATAATTATGATTTGTAAAATTATTAGTATTTATTATTAAAACCATATAATTATCAAATGATTTTATTTCTATATCATCGCCGCTATATAACATTATTTCTTTGGAATTAAAATTAGGATCATTTATATCTTGTTTTTTCAATTCTTCTTTATATTTATCGTTTAAATTTTCTAAATTTAATTCATCAGCATAATCATCTGTTGAAACAGAATTTATAAATTTAAAAATAGGATTATTTTCTTTATCATTATTATAATTATTGTAATTAAATTTATTAAAATTACGATATTCAGTATTCTTTATTTTAGCATTGAAAAATTTTTGAGTTGTTATCATACAATCTTTATTACTCGGTAGTTCTAATCCATCGATTTTATCTTGGGTATCTTGTGTTTCATCATGATTACCAACACACAAATACACGTCTTTATTCATATTATATAAAGAATAATATCCAGATATTAAAATAGGTGTTACATAATGTGTTAAATCTTTTGCGTTCATAGCTGCCAAATCACTTTCATCTTTACTTATAATTTTTTTTAAGACTTCGTTATTATTCGCAATAAAATTATACCAGTTATCGCCTGCTATAAATACCTTATTTGTATATAATTCAAATTCTTTTATTGTATATAAAATTATATCGCGATATAAATATTTATTATCACAATTAATATTATTCCAACACCCAAAAAATAAAAATGTATTTGGAGAATCTTTTTTCATAAAATTGGCAGACATTATAATTTAATATTTATATTCTAATACAACTGAAAGAAAAATAAAATAAACAAAATATTTTTATTATGTATATAATGTATTATAATTATATGTAGTGTTATTATATTTTTTTTTACAATATGTGTCATAAAAATTATTAGTTACATTGAATGGTAATGAGATTTTAATAGAATCAATAGGAACATATATCATCATATTAATCCATGAAGTAATATTATTTATAGCTCTTTTTAAATTACGAACACCTTCTTCTTTTTCAATGTCATTTATAATATATTTTAATAATTCATTTGAAAACAATATATCATTCTTATTTAAATTATATTGTTTTAAAATTTCTGGTATTATATAATCTTTAGCTAATATTATTTTTTCATCAGTATTATATCCGTTAACATTTATAACTATCATTCTATCTTTTAAAATTGGATTTATCTGTGATTCGTCATTATATGTAAATATAATCATTGCTCGAGATAGATTAATATCTATTTCTTCAAAATATCTATCATTAAATTTATCATTTTGGACAGGATCTGTTATATGTATCAACGTATTTATAATTTCTTGACCTTTGTATGTATTAGATACCTTGTCTAATTCGTCAAACAATATTAATGGATTCATTATTCCTGTTTTCATTAATGATTCACAAATTTTACCATAACACGAACCTTCGTATGTATAAGAATGTCCTTTTAGAAAAGACGAATCATCAGTGCCGCTTAGGGATATAAATACATTTGGATAATTTAAAGCATTGCATATCCCTTCTTTAATTAATTTTGTTTTACCTACACCAGCACTTCCTTGTATTCCTATAATATAACCATAAGCTTTTGGAAATGATATTAATTGGGCAAGAACTCTGATAATTTGTTCTTTAGCATCTTTATGTCCGAATATTTTTTCATCCATTTGTGATCTAATATTATTTAAAGATTTGCAAATTAAATCATTTCCGTCAGTAATTTTAATAGGTATTTCATAAAATTTATTGAATGGTATATTATTTAATGCTAATAACCACGTGCTTAATTTATAATATTCTGATGAATTACTATTCATTTTATTAAAATGTTCGATTTTATTTATTATACTTTTTTTTGTTCTTACATTAATATCAGCATTAAGTATTTTAAAACGAATTGGTACATCAGTTAGGACTGAACTATTATCAACATCTTCTTCGATATTAATTATTTCGTTTTTATCATTTTCAGGTAAAATATCAAAAAACTTCTTTTCTATTGTGCTATATCTATTATAAAATTTATAATTTTTCTTTTGTATAGGATGTTTCTTTAAATTTATAGAATTTTGTATTATATTATTTTTTGGTTTAACTATTAAATATATCATATTATTTGTATTTTCATCATCTTCATCTTGAAATTTATTAAAATTATTATTATATACTATATTATCACTTACACATTTATATTTTTCATCTTCATTATTTATATAATTTTTACATTCGCATTTTTCTTTTTCATCTTGATATCTATTCTTATCTTCACTATCTTCTTCATCATCTTCTTCATCATCTTCTTCATCATCATCTTCTTCTTCATCTTCTCCATCATCGTCGTCTTCTTCATCTTCTCCATCATCGTCGTCTTCTTCATCTTCTTCGCCTTCATCATCATCTTCGTCAATATCTTCTTCATGGACCTTTTTATATTCTTTACTTTGTTTGTTTATTGCCATTTTAATAATATATAGAATTATTCATAAGTATTTTTAATATTAGAAAAAAAATTTATTATACAGAATATTTATTATCAAAATATTTAGCTTAATAATTCCATCATATTTTGTTTAGTATTTGATGAGCCAGAACCTGTATTTTGTTGCATATTTCCACCACTTCCTGAACCAGTACCATTAGATGATTCTCCACTACCATTAGATGATTCTCCACTACCATTAGATGATTCTCTACTTCCTGAATACATTCCTTCTTCACTACCCATTTGTTGCATATTTCCACCACTTCCTGAACCACTTCCTTCTCCACTACCCATTTGTTGCATTGAAGATGTTTCTGTTTGAGTATTACCGCAATTAAAATATAATTTATTATTTCTTAATACTGGTAAATCACACACTACTTCAGTGCCACTATTAGAATTCGTACCACTATTCAAATTCTCTCGATTTTCAAAACTTTCGTATGTTTTTTCAAATTCTTTTTTACCATAGTAATTAGAAGATATAGTTCTAACTATTTTGTTAATATTTATGATATAATAGGCTAATAATGTAATTATTAAAATAATAACAGTTAAAAATAATAATCCCATATATTTATTATTTGTAAAACGGTTAATATTGTAAAAACTAACTATAATTATACCTAATAATATAATAAGTATTCCAAAACATATTAAAGATATCATATTAATTATACCTATTTAAATTTTAGCAATATTTATAATAAATGTAAATATTTTTTTAATATCTTTTATTTATATAAAATATAGATTTAACAATACGTTATCTTTTGTGCTTAAGCGACATTTAGCTGACTAATAGCATATTCTAAAGTGATATATCTTATGAGTGCTTAAAAGAATCTTAAATGCTATTATCTACGGACCCAATACTTATTCCCATTTATAATTCTCACCGCATCCTTGACCAACTACTGGCATACGAATTACGAACAACTGGGCCCTGCGGAATATACGCAGCCTTTTTAGAAGCAGGCGGCTTCGCATTTTGATAAAGAATCCAAATCTCTTCTATCTTGTTTTTTTATAAAGGACCCACCACCATTTTTTCGCCCAAGGATCGTACACTATTTCGTACCCTTTTATATCATTTGCGTTGTATTTAATCTTCGCCCCTCGGTCGGTATAATATGCTTTCTGTTTATCTATATATCTAAACCCTTCATTAATTTCAAAACTTTTATTGTAAAAACAAACTATAATTATACCTAATAATATAATAATAGTTCCAAAAAATATTAAAGATGTCATATTAATTATACCCATTTCAATTTTATCGCTACTTATAATAAATGTAAATATTTTTTTATAAATATAACGTAAGATATATTATCTTATATCTAATAAAGATTTAACAATAAGTTGTATTTACTACACGCTATCTTTTGTGCTTAAGCGACATTTAGCTGACTAATAGCATATTCTAAAGCGATATATCTTATGAGTGCTTAAACGAATCTTAAATGCTATTATCTACGGACCCAATACTTATTCCCATTTATAATTCTCATAGTCCACGCGACAATGGCATTACCATAATAAATAACCCTCTTGTTAGAGTCAAAAATAGGTTTAATATGATATTCATCCATAAAGGACGTAATACGTTGTGAAACCTCTTCGTTCTGTTACCCACCCTGCTATATCTTGTGGTGGGTAAGGAATGTTTTTCCACCCGTTAGGGTAATAAACTGGTTTCTCAGCTATTATACGCTTAGGCTTAGGTGGAGGATTTCTGTTACGCCTAAACCCTTCATTAATTTCAAAACTTTTATTGTAAAAACAAACTATAATTATACCTAATAATATAATAATAGTTCCAAAAAATATTAAAGATGTCATATTAATTATACCCATTTCAATTTTATCGCTATTTATAATAAATGTAAATATTTTTTTTTATAATAGGTTTAATATGATAGTCAGTTATAAAGGACCCAATACATTGTCTGTTCAGATTATTGTTATTCGACCCTACTATCATTTTTTTTTGGTACCCATTTATTTCGCCTTTTCTGTATATAATATACTTATTGTTAGAGTCAAAAACTGGTTTCTTATCAATTATAACATTTCCATACCCAAACCCTTAGTAAATATCACTGCGATTTTCAAAACTTTCGTATGTTTTTTCAAATTCTTTACCCCAATAATAGTTAGAAGATATAGTTCTAACTATTTTGTTAATATTTATCAAATAATAGGTAAATAATATAATTATTAAAATGATAGCAGTTAAAAATAATAATCCCATATATTTATTATTTGTAAAAAGGTTAATATTGTAAAAACTAATTATAATTATACCTAATAATATAATTGAAAATAGTGTTACATTATAATTTGCATTTTCATATTTAATCATATCAGTATTTATATTAGCATCACTTGTTTTATTTTCGAGAAAACTATTAACATAACTCTTATCATTATATTTATGCATTATTAATGAATTTAATTCAATCTCTTTATTAAATAAAGTTTGTGTATCTGAATATGTATATGATAATTTAATTAAATTAATTAAATCAGTACAATTATTGTTTAACATATTTATAACATAAGTTTTTTTGTCTGTTTTATATGCGATGTCATTCTCTAATTTTTCATCGGTAGTAGTAGTAGTTTTTATTGGAATAACACATTTTGCTGGACATAGAGTATCTGTATACGTATACTTTTTGGTTGGTTGGGTTCCGGTATTTGTAAAAGTTTCAATATAACTTTCATCTATATATAATGTATTAATTATATAATATAGTGAGAATAATACAATAAGTGTACCGAAACATATTAAGGATATCATTTTCATTAAACCTATTTCAATTTTAGCAATATTTATAACAATTAATGTAAATATTATAAATATAATTATTAATGTAAATATTAATAATTCGTAATATAATATTCTATTCTTTGATTTATTCGTTTCAAATATTGACTTATTATTTAAAATTTTAGTTTTATTATGATTAATATTATTTTCAAAATTATTTATATTATTAGATAAATTTAAATTTTTATCTTCTAATTCTGATATTCCAATAGCAAATAAATATACAGATTTTTGGTTGTGTGTATATTTATTATTAGTAGCATCAGCAGTACCTTTATTTATTAAATCTGTATAATCATCGTTTATTATTATTTCTGGTTCTCCTGTTGCAGATAGCGAAATATCCTTGATTCTTGATTTAATATCATAATCAGGAATATATAGTAAATAATTTTTCTTTGTATTAGATTGATCATTAATTAATTTAGCTTTTGTATTAGACATAGTTGTAGTTCCAGAAATCTTATTATTGGTCCTATCATAAGAAAAAGTGCTAAATATTAATTCTGTAGGTTCGGCAGCATAATTATATCTATTTTTAATTGGAAGAACTTCTTTTATTTTATTAATTTCATTTTCAATATTATTTATATTATTATCAAGAGCTGTTTTAAAATGTTCTGTACTTGTTGCTGTTACATTCTTGTTTTTTATATAATAAACAAAATTATTATTATCTGTGTAATGCGCATTAGTTAAACCAGAATAATCTTTTTCTAAACTTAATGAAGGTTCATTTAAATTAATTGTATCTGAAATAATATATTTTATAAATTTGTCTTTTTTATAATCAGGATAATTTAATACAAGACAATTTTTCAATGACCATGCTAAATTATGATAAATATTAATTGCATTTATCGACATTAATAAAAGTGTTTTTAACGAATGTAAATAAAATTTTAAATATTCTAATGTAATTGATAAATTATCATATTTAATATTTCTAATCATTATAAGAAACATTCTTATTAATTTTTGATAAGGTCTTTTAGTATCTGTGTAATCCCCAGATGTTTCATTTTTGAAAGAATATTCTAAAATACCATATGTATATCTGGCTGGATCTGTTTTTGATAGTAAAATTCCATCAAATAAAGTTCCGTATCTATCATTAAATGTATGGTCGTTATCTGCTTTGGAAGATAAACTTAAAGGATCAGCGTTTATTGGTCTGTAGTCATTACGAGCTTCTGTAGAAACTTCTTGAAAATAATTATTTGTTTGTTGTTTTACAAACTTATTACCAATATATAAATATAAACCATCCTTACCTTGTTTATGTGCTAAACCAGATATTTCTGTATTAATAAACATACCTCTTTGCGAGTTAGAATATAATGGTTTGCATACGATATGTATATCTTTATAATCTTTAATTGTTTTTTTTGCTTCCACCCCCTTCAAACTGCTATATGGTATTATAGTCTCATTTTCTGGATATTTAGTTTTATACTCTGATTCGTCAGTAAGCGTTTTAGTAATATTATTATCCCACATATTTCTATTTTTATCTTTGTCTTCATTTAAATTAATACTTAAAAAAGCTTCAACAATATTAATATAAACATCTAATAAAAAAATAGTATAATATATTTGTTTCACACGTTTTTCATCAAAATATTGTGTATCAGAACTTATTTTATTATAATAAAGTAAATGCTGTTTTGTAGAACCTGTAGTTAATGCATCTAATTTTGTGTTTCCAACACTACCAGATGCTGTTCCAGATGATGTATAATAAGTTTGATATATTTTTAAATTAAAACAATTCTCTAAAGTTCTTTTAAAATTTTCTTCATCCATGAGTGAATTAGTATTTCCGCTGGTATCACTAATAATTAATTCTGAAGTTTGTGGATATACAGCAGCTATGTCAGAAACCTCTGTTATATCTAATAATGAACCATATATTTTATCAAAAAAATTTTTTGAATTATCATTAGCTATAGCTGACGCTGATATATCATCATTCTTATTAGCATGATCTTTAATATTTCCATTAATCCTTTTTAAATTTATGTATAAATCAGAATATTTATTAATATTCTTAGTATCAAGTAAAGTTGTTGCCATTATACTTAATTATTTACTACTCTATTATTTTAAAATATATTATATTTTTAAATACAAGATCTATAAGAAAAAGATTCTCCGCTATTTTCATTATATCTATTAATTTTAACTATATCTCCGTGTTTTAATCCAATCCATTTAGCAATAGGATCACTTTGTAAAATAACATGCATATGTATTTTAGTTCTTGTCATATATTCTTTCATAAATTCTTTTACTTCTTCCTCTGTAAGTTTAGTATGAATAGGAACATATTCGTGTTTTGTAGGATTAAACATTAATTGACGCAACGTGAAATATTGCAACTGACCACCATTTTTTTGAAATAATTTATCATATTTATTTAGTAATGCTTTAACCGCCGTAGATATAGATTCGTTATTAAAAATTAATATTATATTATTTTTTGAACCATATTTACTTATAAAATCCTGGATATTTGTATTACTATCTTTTATTTTTTCTTTCAATTCGTCAATTATTGTTTTTCTTAATTTTTTAGTAAGTGCATAAATTACAGAAGTATCGGAAGTTTGAATATCAATAACATTTCTATCTGTTTCAAAATCTTCTTTATTCATTGATAATAAGTGCTCTTTAAATATAGACATATCATCGCCTCTACAAGATAACATTTCTTCGATGTTTGCATTAACTATTTCAATATCCATTATCTATTCTATAATAATTATATCTTATTATTATATAATAATAAAAAAGTCAATTTTTATTAATTATTTGATTTTTTGCTTTTTCAATTATTTTAGGATCTATATAACTATTCTTACATACCGATGGTGTGTTGTGTAATTTATTTGCTGTAAATTCTAATGCTTTTTTTATTGGGTTTTTACAATCAATTGATTTATTGAAAAAATTAATAAATAAATTATTAGCATTCCAAGTTCTTAAATCTTTAGTAGTTATTTTAACCTTAAGTTTATTTTCTAAATATCTATTAACATCGTTTGAATTTACACATGTATCTTTATATGAAAATATATATTGATTATTAATATCTTCATTTTTTTCTTGTATATTTATTAGTTTATTTAATAAATAATTATATATATATTTATTATTACATATTGCTTTATTCTGTACACCTTTTTTCCCTATGAAATCAAATATTATCAGATTTTTTTTATCTTTGCATATACTTATATGTGAAAATTTTAATGTAGTTAATCCATGCGAATTGTTTTCTTTTTCATATTTTTTATTACCAATTCTAAATCCACAAGATAATATTAATGTTATAATCATAGCTATTATTTTAATTTTTTCATTTGTAGATTTAATATCTTTAGCAATAGCATTTTTAATTTTTAAAAAATACTTTTCATAATCTTCTATTTTATCATATTTTTGGCTATTTTGTTTTTTTATATATTCGCTATTGTATATAACTTGCTTTCTATTTTTGCTATCGTAACCATATGCTAATATTTTTTTATTATTAACTATTGTTACATTTTGATAAGCTGGGGGTATTTTCATATTTTTAATTTTTTCTAATAATTTTACATCAGTAATTTCATCATCATTTTTATAATATTTAAATCCAGTAGTATAAGAGCCAATGCGTTTTATTTTCATTTGTTTTAACTATTATAAATAAAATATAATTATGATGTTATAAAATGATATAAACATATAATAATATATGTAATCATAAATAGAATATATAATGGCACAACCAAAAAAAGCAGCTCCTACTACTCCTGTACTACCAGTACAAACGCAACAACCAGCTTCTCAGCCATCTCTAACAGAAGCAAAACAACAAGTTAAAAAAAATGTTGCTGCTAAAGTAACTACTGATAAACCAGTTGTACTAAAAGATGCTAAACTACCTAAAAGTGTTGCTGTTGTCCCTGAGAATGTTGAACAAGATAATGTTCCTGCTAATACAGAAGAAGCGCCCAAGGATAATCTTGTAAACACTATCATCGAGAAAGTAAACACACTTTTTGTAAGTTTCAAGGAAGTTCAAGCACTACTAAAAGTGTTAAGCAAAGAATATGATAAGCAACAAAAAATTATCGAAAAAGCACAAAAGAAACGTCAAAATGCTAAAAATTCACCATCTGGTTTTGCTAAACCTAACAAGATTTCCGATGAATTGTGTGATTTTATCGGTGTTCCTCATGGAACTGAAAAATCACGCACAGATATTACCCGCTTTATCAATACTTATGTAAAAGAACACAATCTCAATAAACCAGAAAATAAACGATTTATTCTTCCTGATGATAAACTTAAAAAAATTCTAAATGTTGGCGATAAAGAAGATATTAATTATTTCATCCTACAAAAATTAATTTCTCATCATTTCCCACCATCCGCCAGCAAACAAGCTCAAGCAGCAGCAGCTTAAAATTTAATTAAATTTTTTTATTTTTTATATATTTATATAAAAATTGATATAAATACATAACTATTATATAATAATAATATGGATTATTACGATAACGTTAATACTCATGCTGTTTCAAATTCTTTAATTAACATAACATTAACTAATAATGGAGGTGTATCACTAAAGACAACAAATAATGTTATTGTAGATTATTTTATGTTATTTATGAGAGACTTAGATATCGATACAAGTTACGATTATTTGGAGAAATGCTGGAAAGAAGACCCTAAAAAAACTATAGCTATTATCTTTAATGGTCGTGATAGAGATAAGGGTAAAAAAGAAAAACGAGTTTCAAATGACGCGATGTTGTGGTTAAGAAAAAATAAATTTAGTACATATGCTTTTAATATTAGAAAATATGTTGAAAAATATGGATGTTGGAAAGATCTTAATTATATTGCATATAAGTTAAAAAGTAAGGACCATAATTACGAACTGAGATTATTTGCTGATAAATTAATGGAAGATAAAATAAATTTGGAGAATAATAAAAGTGTTTCTCTTTGTGCAAAATGGGCTTCAAGTGAAAACGATAAGTATGATAAAAGAAGACAATATGCTAAGAAAATTGCATCGATACTTTATGAAAGTAAGGATGTACACAAAATGGAGAAGTACAGAACTGAATACTTGGTACCTTTGAGAAAACAGATTGATATAGTTGAATCAAAATTGTGTGCCGAAATGTGGGGTGATATTGATTATGAGAAGGTTCCTTCTATTGCTTCTAATAAATTAAAAAATACATTTCTTAAACATGATGAACAGAGATATAAAAAATATCTTGAAGATGTAAGAAATAATAAGAAAAAAATTAATGTTAAAGGAATTCTTCCACACGAGTTAGTTGCTAATTATATTAAAGATTCTAATGGCGATATTGTAAACTTTGATAATATTGTAGAATGTGAAACTACAGAACTTCAGTGGAGAACAATAGTAGAAAATGTTAAGAAGTCTGGAAATTTAAACAATTCTATCTCTATCGTGGATCTTTCTGGGTCTATGTTTAATGCTGCAAATGGAAGCATTCCGGCACAAGTAGCCATTGCTTTAGGTATCATTACAGCAGTATGTTGTCAGGGACAATTTAATAATAAATTAATTACATTTAGTGAAGAACCTGAAATAATTAAATTATCTGATGTAGAAAATGATATTCCTAAGCTTTTAGATAGTATTAAAATTATCTTAAAAACAAATTACGGATTTAGTACAGATTTTATAAAATGTAATCAATTGATTATTAATTATGCGAATCTGTTTAATGTACCTAAGGAAAATATGCCTAAAAAAATGTTTGTATTTACTGATATGCAGTTTAATAATGCTTCTAATAATTCTCGCAATTTAGAAACAGTATATAAAACTATAATTAAGAAATATAATGACAAAAATTACGATGCTCCTAAGTTTATATTTTGGAATCTTAATTCGGATAGCCGCGAAGTCTTTCCTGTAAATTGTGATACAGAAGGGACCGCAATTATTTCAGGATTTTCAGAACAACTTCTAAAAATATTCATGCTTTACGATGATTTTAAGCCAGAAATAGTAATAAATGAAATTTTAGAACCATATATGAAAGAGGTAATTCTTGGCGATGATTAATGTATTATTAGCAAATGCCTGAAAATGGCAATAATTTATATATTATATATTATATATTATTTTTCTATTTTTTATCATTTTATTATACAAATATTATAAAAAATGATTATTTTCTATTATAATGTTAATTTACAAAGCCATATAAAGCCTTACATACTATTATGAACTTTACTGATAAGGATTACATTGCAAATATTGCTAAGTATTTGCAAGGCTATTGTGAACTCAAAAAGTTGAGTGAAATAAATAAGTCGTCTAATATCTTTGTTAAAAAAGAGACAAATTTCAAAAGTATAGTGAGAGAAAAGAGAAACAAGTATAATTGTGATATGTTAAAATATTATTTAATTAAAAAAATTAGTTATGAGATTAATAATGATTATAATAAAACAATAAATAAGGTTAAGAAAAGTTTTAAAAACTACTACAAAAGTCTTACAGATAAAGAATATTTGTATATGAGCTATAAAATAAATGCGTATAAATATACCAATTCAATGAATAAAAGGTGCTTGCCTTATTTAGAAGATATTATTTCATATTATTTTAATGAAAGAAATAAAAATAATTGGTCAAATAAAGATATCCATAAGACATCAATACAAATATCAAAAATTTTATATAATATAATATTATCTATTGATAATAATTATAAATTGAAAAATGAAAATATTCTATTATGGATATCAACAAATAGAATATTTAATTAGAATAAGCGAGGCCACCCATACCGGATAATATTCTAAGAACGTTGTAATTTACAGCATATATGTGTATAGAACCTTCAATTAGAGAAGATAATGATAGAACAGCAGTATCTATACGAGACATATTTAAAGTTCCACTTGGTTGATGTTCTTCGGGTTTAATAGCAAAGGAATAAACGTTTATACCTTTGTGGTAATCATCGGGGGTATTTTCATGATGTTGATAAGGTTGTACTAAAGAGAAATAATCTCCTTTTCTTTGCGCGAAACGATCATTGCCGTTAAGCATTATTTTAGCTTGCATAACAGGATTTACTGATTTAATATAATCATTAAGTGATGCTGTAGCATCATTCTCATTCAATGGTTTTGCCGTTGAAAAGTTATTCCAATAAACAGAATCATCATTTTTTTTTATAGCCCATACAAGTTCTTTACAAGGGTGATTGAAATTCATACGCATACTTTTCATACCATCTTCATTAGCAGAAGCAGTGATATTGTCGGTTCCGGTAAATTGAAGTTGTTCTATTAAATATTCGTGAGATAATTGAGCAAATCTTCTGCGTTCATCAGTATCTAAGAATATATAATCGACCCATAATTTTGGTGCTTCAAGAACTATATTAGCGTTGTCATAAGTATTATTTTTTATAGTATCTGCTTGAAAAGTAGTATTTGTAGTTTGCTCATCAACTAACTTAGCTTGTGATTCATATTCTACATTAATTTTGACTTCATGATATTGCAAAGCGATTAAAGGTAAGGCAAGACCTACATTGCGGCAAAACCAGAATTCGAGAGGCACATATAATTCATATGATTTTTTTGTTTCAAGTAAAGTACAATTATTAAATTTGTTTGCTCCAATCATTTTATAATAACCCTCGCGTTTGCCAAAAGGAAGAGATAATTCGTTCCATATATATAACCATTCGGAATAATGTTTGTCTATACGTTGGCCACCTATTTCAAGTTCAATCGTTTTTAATAATTTTTGTCCAAAATTTGGAACTAATGCTACGCTTGTGTCTGCATTATTTTTAATTTGTCCATAGAAGTAAACACGATGTATTAAATCTCCGTTGCGAGTTAACTGAAAAGTAGCACGAGAACCAAGTGAATTGCTTCCTGTAGCTGTTTGTTCTATAGCTTCAATAGCGAAGTTAGTATGACGACGATAAACTACTTTGAAAAAGGTAATTTGAGGATTACCGGTTAAATAAACATCCTGGGCACCATAAGCAACTAATTGAAGAAGACCACCACCCATTTACGCTATATTCTTTATACTATTAGAGGAGAAAAAAAAAAGGAATATTATAGCATTTAACAACATTTATTATTTATAAATTTAGTAATATAATAAATTATTTAATTAGAATAAGCTAAACCACCCATACCAGATAATATACGTAGTACGTTATAATTAACCGCATATACATTTAGGTTTTTGGTATAATTGGCAAGTGCATAGGTTGCATTTAATTCTAAATTTAGAACAGCAGTATCTATACGCGACATGTTTAGTGTGCCACTTGGTTGATGTTCTTCAGGTTTTAAAGCGAATGAATAAACATTTATTCCTGGGTTAGATGGAATATTTTCGTGATGTTGATAAGGTTGTATTAAGTTAAAGTAAGAACCTGGTCTTGATGAAAAGCGATCATTGCCGTTTAATACAAGTTTAGCACTTTCAATAGGATTTGTAGAAGTTATAGCACTGGTTTCTTTATATAGTTCAGACGAAGTACCGGCATAGTCGTTAGCTGTGGTAGAATAGTTGACCCAATTTTTATTTTTAATATGTACATCAGCAGCAGTAGCTGTAAAATCCGAAGAGCAAAACCATACTAATTCTTTGCAAGGATGATTGAAAGATAATTTAGGTTTCATGCTTTTTCCGGTTATAGTTTCAGAACCAGTAAATTGAAGTTGTTCTATTAAATATTCATGCGATAATTGGGCAAATCTTCTGCGTTCATCAGTGTCTAAGAATATATAATCTACCCATAAATTCACACCTGATAATTCAGTAATACCATCAGCTGCTCCTTTGCATTTATCTTTATCTTCAAATAAAATATTAATTTTAACTTCATGATATTGGAGAGCAATTAAAGGTAGTGCTAAACCGACATTACGACAAAACCAGAATTCCAATGGTATATATAAATTGGCATTGGTGAGAACTTCAAGTTTATTATTAGCCCCTACCATAGTTTTGTAAGCTTCTTTTTTAGCATAAGGCAGTGAAAGTTCATTCCATACATACATCCAGTGAGAATAGTGTTTATCTATCTTTTGACCACCTATTTCGATTTCTACATAATTTATTAAACGGAGGCCGAAATAAGGACATACTGCTTTACTTGAAGTATAATTAATTATTGATAAATATACACGATGTATTAAATCACCATTTCTTGATATTTGGCAAGTTACGCGGTTGCCAAAAGTAGGAGTTCCGTTAAAGGTTTGTTGAATGGCTTCAATAGCGAAGTTAGTATGACGACGATAAACTACTTTGAAAAAGGTAATTTGAGGATTACCGGTTAAATAAACATCCTGGGCACCATAAGCAACTAATTGAAGAAGACCACCACCCATTTACGCTATATTCTTTATACTATTAGAGGAGAAAAAAAAAAGGAAAATATATAACACATTTATTAAATTAATTAGAATAAGCTAAACCACCCATTCCGGATAATATACGTAATACGTTATAGTTAACCGCATATATATTAATACCATCGTATGAATAATTGGCTGCTGTTGAGCCAGGGTCTTCAGCTTCAATCATTAGGGTCGCAGTATCAATACGAGACATATTTAAAGTTCCACTTGGTTGATGTTCTTCAGGTTTTAAAGCAAAAGAATACACGTTGATAGGGTTATTAACAGGTACATTGGTGTGATGTTGATAAGGTTGTACGTGAGTGAAATATAATCCTTCTCTAACTGCGAAACGATCATTGCCGTTTAATTGTAAAATAGCACTTTTTAAGGGATTTTTGAAAATCTCTGGATCAACTTGGTATATATAATTGCTTGTTTTACTTACAGCATTTTCTTCAGTAACAGCATTGGTAACATAATTATAATCATACCATCTGTCTTTTTTATGAGTTCCTTTGCTTTTAGCAACCCAAATTAATTCTTTGCAAGGATGATTAAAGTTTAATTTAATTCTATTAGTTCCTGTATTAAGAGTTTCAGAACCAGTAAATTGTAATTGCTCAATTAAATATTCATGTGATAATTGAGCAAATCTTCTGCGTTCATCAGTATCTAAGAATATGTAGTCAACCCATAAAGATGCGTTAGTTATATTAGGTATATTAGCATAAGTAGTGTCTTTCAAAGTACAATTCTTCATTGATTCGAATTCTATTTTAACTTTAACTTCGTGATATTGTAGAGCTATTAAAGGTAATGATAGACCTACATTGCGGCAAAACCAGAATTCTAATGGTATATATAGCGTACTATCTCTGGTTGATAATATATCTTTATCAGCACCTACCATAGTTTGATAAGCATATCTTTTGCCTGCTGGTAAAGATAATTCATTCCATATGTATAACCAATCGGAATAATGTTTATCTATTTGTTGACCACCTATTTCAATAACAACAGATTTAATTAATCGAAGACCGAAGTAGTTGACATATGAGTCGCCAGCAGTAGTGCCACTTCTTTTTGGTACGGAAACTTGTAAATACATGCGGTTAATTAAATCTCCATTGCGTGATATTTGACAAGTTACAGTATTTTCATATCCTACATTTCCGTTAAAAGTTTGTTGAATAGCTTCCATAGCGAAGTTAGTATGACGACGATAAACTACTTTGAAAAAGGTAATTTGAGGATTACCAGTTAAATAAACATCCTGGGCACCATAAGCAACTAATTGAAGAAGACCACCACCCATTTACGCTATATTCTTTATACTATTAGAGGAGAAAAAAATATAGATTATATAACACAACTTAATTTTATTTTATATATAAACCTTAATATTTATAATTCAAATATAATGATGTTCAAAGAGAAGTCGTCAAAAAAAAAGGTATCGGCTGATATAAATGAAACATTTACATTAGATGCTATGCATAATAATATCATAAAAGACTTCGAAAAAAGCGATAAGGAGAAATTATATTATAATAATAAACTTAATATATGCGTAGACAAGAAAAATAATATATTAAATATAATTAATAATACAAACGACAAGGAATTAAATACAAAATTATGGTTTAGTAATATAGAGTTGAGCGAAGAAATATTAGATATTAAATCAAAATTAAACGAATTAAACAAATTGGATGAAATAGAATATTATAAAAATACAAGTGATATATTATTTCAATATTATGATACAGTAAGCAAACAATCAGATATTAATCAACATACAAATTATTTAAAAGATTCTAATAATAAATCAAAAATATATAAAAAAGATAGCAAAAAAAAATGTATAAATGTTAATACAAAAAATATTTTAGAGGCTTTAAATAATATAAATGATAAAAATAATAATGTAGACGATGAAAAATTATCTATAAGTGAAAATATATGTTGCGATGATAATAAAGACAAGGATGATATATATTCTAATAATTTTATAGAAGATAAATGTGTTGATAATAACACTATACACGATAAAAGTGTTTTAGTAGATAAATATATGGCTATAATTAATAATAAATATATTAGAAATGTTGAAGAAGAAAATATAGAAATTTGCAAAGTATGTAAGAATACTATGACATGTCTTCAATACGATGCCATAATAGTATGTAATTTTTGTGGGTATCAAGAATTATTATTAGTAGAGCAAAATAGACCCATATTAAAACAAAATACTAAAGACACATCTCATTTTTGTTATAAAAGAATAAATCATTTTAGAGAATGGTGTAATCAAGTTCAAGGGAAAGAAAGTACGGATATACCTGATGAAATTTTTGAGAGAATTTTAATAGAAATTAAAAAAGAGAAGATCACGGATTTAAAGAAGATAACTTATTTAAAAATGAGAGATATTTTAAAAAGGTTAAGAATAAATAAATATTATGAACATATTAATTATATAATTAATCGGATTAATGGAATCCCCACACCTCAATTTAGTCCCGAATTAGAAGATAAGTTATGTAATATGTTTAGAAGTATTCAAGCTCCATTTTTAAAACATTGTCCGAAAGATAGGAAAAACTTTCTGTCTTATAGTTATGTTTTATATAAATTTTTTCAAATATTAGGACTAAACGAGTATTTGAAATATTTTCCTTTATTGAAAAGTCGAGAAAAATTATACGTTCAAGATCAAATATGGAAAAAAATATGCGTTGAATTGAATTATAAAATTATTCCTTCATTGTAATTATTTAATAAAATGAGTACATAATTTATTTTTTCTTAAAGTTTTAAAAGTTTTTATAAATTTCTAAATTTTTTTTAATTATGTACTCATTTTAATAATTCTAATTATAATAAAAATATATATAAGATTAAAAAATATATAATATATATATTAAAAGAGATGGCGGAACTTGTTTCAACAAAAGATGTAGATTATTTAGATGAAGATAAACCTATTAGAGGACAGAATTTTGTATTGGTTTCCTTTCTTAGCCCAGAAGATGTTATTGTAAATAAGGATGTATATGTTTTTAGTAAATTTATTGAGAAATTTAGTAATGATATGAAATCTTTTATCGAATCAATAAAAGAAAAATTTCCAGATCAAAAAGATATGATTAATACTATTGAAGAAAATAATAATTATATTTTTGACTATAAAGAACTAAACGAACAATTCAATTTCTATAAATCTGTTAATAACGAAGAATTAGAAAAAAAATACCATATTGATAATAACTTTATCACATCTATTAGAGGAATTAAAGTTAGAGGTACATTTGATACTATTGAAGAAGCAAAAAATCGTTGCGAATTTTTGAAGAAAATCGATAACAAATTTAATATATATATTGCTCAAGTAGGTTGTTGGTGTCCGTGGTCACCAAATCCAGAATGTCTTGAAAATCAAGAATACTCTGAAACTCAACTAAATACGCTAATGAAAGAATATAAGAAAAATATGGATAACCGCGATGTTATTTTTGAATCAAGAAAACAATCTTTCGCATCAAATGCTGCTTCTGTCCCTTCATCTGAAGTAGTGGAAGAAGATACTAAAAATAATGTCGAATTATCAAGTATTACAGAAGAATTAGATAAAGTAGACGCATGGAGCCAGCAAAAGCTAACCTAATTTATTTATATCATTGGAAATTATAATGGAAAAGCACTGATTGCTGGTGGTTTTTCACGCGTATGTTGTGCTTGTGCTTGTGCTTGTGCTTGTGCTTGTGTTTGTGGCTGTAGTTTTTTATTATAATTTATATTAAATATTAAATTTGATATTAAATTTGTTATATTTTTATTAATATGTGTAAAATTACCAATAGACTCATGGGGTTCACTCTTTATATCACAATTTATTACATAACAAGGAGGTTTGTTACGAGAAGAGTCTTCAGAAGTAATTATTATAAATGAAATAGTTGGCGATGATACTATACTTTTTTCTCCTAATTCATTATTTCTACCTAATTCATTATTTTTATTTTCTATTAATTCTATTAAATTATTAAAAGTATTTTTATCAATTTTTTCCACTTTCGATTCATCATAATAATAAATATCTTTTTTTTTAAGAGAATTAATTGAGCTAGTAATTATATTTTTAAAAGAACACTTGATAGGAGAAATTTTAGCAACTTTATTATCATATTCTACGAAAACTATATAAATATTTTCCATATTCTTAATAATATAACATATTATTTAATAATAATATAGCATCGATATAAAGACATGTAATAGTATATTTTATATAAAATAATTCTATTCTACATTATTAAGAATGAAAGCAATAGCAATATTTATACTTTTTATAGGTACTATACTTATAGTTCAGGGATATTATAGTAAAAAATCCAATACATGTGATAAAGAAAAAATAATTATTAAATATATTCCGAGAAGTGTATATGAAGAACAAATGAATCCAGAAGAAAGTCTCGAAAATTATTATAGAAGTATGTTTGATAATGTAATATTAAAATAATTATTTTTATCCTTAATATTATTAAATGGATATATTAAGAAATATAGAAAAAAAACTATTAACTATTTTAAGTGATAAAGATAAATTAGATGTATCTAAAATTAATATTTTAAAAGGAGATATTAGATTATATGTTGATAATATTAACAAAAAAAAACAAATAATATATGATAAGAATAATAAATATATAGAACTATATCATAATAAAAGGTTGGATAATGACGAACAATATAATAGATATTTAATTGATAAAAAAAATCTAATGGACGAATTAATAAAATATAAAAATAAAGGTGTTTTGAATAATTTTTTAAATAAAAAAATAGATTATCCAGCTATATCCGAAATATATACTTACGAAAACATATCGTTAGAACAACGTATAGTTACACCTAAAATATTAAAACCAACTACAGAACCTTCTAAAAAACAAATACCTAAAGTTAAGAATGAAAATATTGATAAAGATTGTCCTGAAGGAAAAGAAATAAATCCTGTTACTAAACGCTGTGTTAAAATATGTGATAAAGATAAAGTAAGAAATCCTAAAACAGGAAAATGTGAAAAACCTGAAAAACCTGAAAAACCTGAAAAACCTGAAAAACCTGAAAAACCTGAAAAACCAGAAAATTCAGAAAAAGAATGTCCTGACGGAAAAGAAATAAATCCTGTTACAAAACGTTGTGTTAAAATATGTGATAAAGATAAGGTAAGAAATCCTAAAACAGGAAAATGTGAAAAAATTAAAAAATAATAAGCTCATTCTCTTTTTTCTGCGATATTATTAGACGCGCTGTTAATAAATGTCTTCAAGATTGAATTTAGTTTCTGAAAAAAAAGGCGACATCTTATCTAAAATCTTAAAGGTAGATCCTAAAAGTCTTAGAGCAGCTACAGGATATAAACCTTTACAATCAAGTAGCTCAGAAATAGATACTAATGTGATTAGAAATATACAAGATACAATAAAAAATCCTCTATTTAGTCTCACGATAGACGATTATGAATTAATATGCGGCAATAAGATGATTACTAAAATGATATCTAAAGTTTTAGAATGTGAAGAGAAACAGCTTAAAAAGTTCTGCAAATATATCAATGTCTTCAAGGAGAATATCAATTCATCTCCTAAATCTATAAAAAATAAAATGAATAGTAAAATAAGTCTAAATAAATTACCTGAAGAATTGAGAACACAAATAGTAGAGAAGTATAAGAGTTTATTTCCTACTAAATATGTATTAAGAGATTGGATATCCAGTGATTGGAGATCAATATATAAAATAAACTGGAGTACTTTATCGCGAAATCCAAATGCAATAGATTTTTTAAAAGCAAATCCTAAAAATATAGATTGGGTTTGGTTATCAAGCAATCCTAATGCTATTGAATTATTAAAAGCAAATAGAGCTAAAATAAATTGGGATAATCTATCTATGAATCCTAATCCAGAAGCTATTGAATTATTAAAAGCAAATCTTGGTAAAATAGATTGGTATAATTTATCAAAAAATCCAAATCCAGAAGCTATTGAATTATTAAAAGCAAATCCTAAAAAAATAAAATGGGGGTATTTATCAGAAAATTCAAACTCAAAAATTATTGAACTTTTGAGAGAAAAAATAAAATTAGAAAATAATTTAAGCAGCGACGAATTGGATGACTTACCTAATTATAAAAAAATAGATTGGGGTGTTTTATCAGCAAATCCAATTATGATAGAATTATTAAGAGAAAATCCTGATAGAATAGATTGGCAATTGTTATCAGAAAATTCAAATGCTATAGAATTATTAAGAGAAAATCATGAAAATATAGATTGGTATATGCTATCAAGAAACCCAAACGCCATTGAATTATTAAAAGCAAATCAAGGTAAAATAAATTGGAATAGATTATCTGCTAACCCAAATGCTATAGAATTATTAAAAGCAAATCAAGGTAAAATAAATTGGCAGGCTTTGTCTGCTAACCCAAATGCTATAGAATTATTAAAAACATATCCTAAAAAAATAGATTGGGAATATGCATCAATGAATCCAGCTATATTCGAAGCTAAATAAATTATATTTTCTTTTTAGGTTATATTATTATATACAATAAGACATAGTATTCAATATTATAAAAAGTTGCTTATTAAATGCTAAAGCAAAAACGTTGTGTTAAAATATGCGATAAAGATAAAACAAGAACCCTAAGACTGGTAAATGTGAAAAAAATTAAAAAATAATATGTAGAAAATTATTTAAATATATTATATTTATTGCGTAATTATATTAATTTTCTTAATATAATATATTATTAGATTAATGTCAGTTTCAACAACTAAACAACATATGAATAATTCTACTGAACATAATGATATTAACGACCCTTTAGTTCAAGATGTTTTAAGTGAATTTAGAGATGAATTGCACTTATCAAAAAACAAAGATATAAATAGTAATTTACAATCTCAATCGCCAAATAACCAACATATACCTTTGATTCCAAATATAATGTCATCTATAAACAATAATCAACCTCCGCAATATTTTAATAATGGAATACCTCCTATGTATATGCCACAACAACAATCAAATACGTATAATAGCCAACCACCATATTCACTTTCGCAAAATATGAATAAATATGATTATATGGTTTATATTGATATTGAATTAATAAAAAAGAACTTAATAATAGTTATAATAGTATTTTTAATATATAATAGTGGAATTATTAATAATATTTATGATAAAATACCTGATTATTTACAAGAAAATATTACAACATTTGATATATATATTAAAAGTACTATAATATTTATAATATTATATATTATATCTTATTTAGGTTATTTATAATTATTTATAATCTATTTATAATTATATATAAAATTAATAATTATATGAATATTTAATATCTTGTACAGGTTGTTTTGCTTCTTTTATAGAACCAAAATATTTATAGACATATAAGCAAATTATAGCAAAGGTTATTACCATAGAAATAATAGTAGAACCTATAATAATTCCATAACTATCACTATCGTATATTTGTTTATTTATAACAACAAATGCTATTATCATGGAATTATATAGAAGTATTATGAAAGAATATACTGCTATAAATAAATATTGGCTTGTATAATATCCCCATGCTAAAAGTATAATCATTAGTATACTTAAAAAACTATAACCAATTACAATAAATACGTTTTTAACTATACTATCATTTTCTTCTTGTGTTACAAAACGTTCATTCATTTTTATATATTATTATTATCTAATAATAATTAAGATAATTTATTATTAACATTTTTATAAAATTCTTTAACATACGTATTAGTTTTAAAAGAATTTTTATCGACATCGATTATTTTTATTAAGTTCAATCTTTTAGCTCTTGATAACGCTGTATAAGATTGACCGCATGTAAATATATTAGATCCCAAATCAAGTTCTAACGCGTCAATAGTCATTCCCTGAGATTTATGAATAGATAGAGCATAACATATTCTAACAGGCATATGATTAATATAAGAAGATTTATTTGTATTATATGTATCAGTAAAGTAATTAATTTTGTGCATATTACCATTAATATCGCTTATAATTACATAATCCTCGTCTAAATGTTTAATTATTCCACGTGTTCCATTAACTAATGAATTTTCAACACTTATATTTCTAATAATTATTACTTGAGAATTCAAAGTAAGCTCGATAATATACTTATCTTTTTCTTTATCCATATCAATACTTGATGTAGCAAAATACATTTTAGAAATATTACCTAATAATTTTAGTTTTTCTATTTCAATATTATTAATTTTATCTACATCAACATTTATTGGATATAATTTGGTAGGAATTATATCATTTTCAAATTTTGTATTTTTTAAGCTATTTAAAACACTTATAATATTATCAGTGCATTTTCCTTTTCTTACTATTCTTAATATGTTTTGAAATAATAAATCTTCACTCTGTCTTATTAATTTTTCTAATAATATAATTCGAATATTCATTTTATTCCAAATTTCTGAGAGAAAACAATAATGTCCTTTAACAGGAGCTAATTGACAGAAATCTCCTATTAAAATTAATTGAATATTTCCAAAATAGATATCAGATGATTTTATTAAACATAATAAATCAGATATTTTTTCAAATAAATCCTTATCAAGCATCGAAATTTCATCTATAATTAAAGTATCTAATTTCAATATATTTTCATATCGTTTCTTACTTTTTATAATATTATTAAAAATTTCTTTAATACTCCCCTTACCAAGACCAAGACCTAAAAATGAATGTAATGTTTGTCCTCCAATTAAAACAGCAGCAGTTCCTGTCATAGCAGTTAAAGCATAATTTTTATTATTATTTCTCAAATATTCCATAATATATTTAATCGTAAATGACTTTCCTGTTCCTGCCGAACCTGTAAGAAATATACTATACCCATCCTTTATGCTATCTACAGCATATTTTTGCTCATTATTTAAAAGCTCCATTATAAAAATAAAATATAATTCTAATCATTTTTTAAATATATATGTTATAATATACCCCTTGAAGATTTAAAATGAGACATTTTTATATACTTTATTTAGAATGTCTAAACATAAAAGTACTGATCGCAAACTAACAGCTGTTAAATACTATTTGAAAGGTAAGAAGAGTAGCTGGGGGGTGAAGGTTGTATTATCTTTAATTGTTCTCCTAAACCCTTGTATAGATGGGTTAAAAGATACAAAATGATAAAAATATTACAAAGAAAAAATATATATTACCAAAAAGATAATGTAAATATAATAAGTAATTATTATTATAATGTTTCGAATATTTTTTTTACCCCTTTATTTTTTTTGTTATAATTTGATATAAATATATTATTCTTATTTTGAATTCTTTTAATAACCATATTATGATATAGTTCATCATGTTTTGGAGGAAAGTTATAATACCATTTTTTTAATATTTCAATATCAATAATTTTTTTAGGATTACATTTATATTCTCTGTACATGTATAATATTGCTCTTGAAATAAATCCTTTTGAATCATTATTTGGAATAAATATTTTATCTTTATGATTAACATAATTATCATATTCTAATTCTATCCAATGTTTATCATTCTTATTATATTCGTCGTGAAATTTATAATTAGATCTATTTACATTTAAAGTATTAAGTGTTCTAATAATATTATGCATATCATTTGATTGTTTAATATTTAATAAACTCTGAGGATAAATATGCTCAGCTGAGAAAAATGTATTCTTAATATCTTCTTTAGCAAAATTTTTATTTATGTAAATAAAAGGCATTTTGCAATCTTTTAAAATAGTATTCTTAATAATATTACATTGTGTTCTAAGACCCATATTATAGTAACCAGAAACAGCACTTAAATTGAATAGTATTAATATAAGTATATATCGCATACACTTAATATATTATATACAATATAATAATTACTCTATCATTTTTTTAGCAATATTGTTGTAAAGAATATTAAAAAACGAAAACATATTATTATGGATATCAAAATTTATATCAGGTTTAAAGACATTTAATAAATTTTTTGATTCAAAATCTCCATGTATCCAATAATGTATCATTACTGGGTCCGAGGGATATTTACCATTTTTTACAGAATTCCAATCGCTGGCACAAGTAATTAAGTTTTCTAATTTTAAATCATTAATAGGATATATCAATTCTCTATCATATATAATATTAATATCTTCTTGTAGAATATTTTCTTCAGTATTATTATTATATCTATAGCTATTATCCATAGAGTACATAGAGTACATAGAGTATATATATCCACCTCCAAAAGCATCAAATATATTAAAAATATTATTTCCGCGTTCATCAATTATTTTTGGTATAGTAAATAATAATTTATGTAAAAATCTATTATTTTTATTAGATGCAAAAAATGCATTACATATATATGTATCAGTTTTATATAACATTTTAGTTTGTTCTGATGGTTCTAAACTAATATTAAATCTATCTTTTGAAAAATCTATTATGTTTTCTATATCTTTTAAAAGCAATATATCCAAATCAATATATATTCCTCCGTAATGATATACTATCATTAATCTTGCAATATCTCCTCTTTGTACTCCTGTCGTTACCGAATTATATATTTTATAAAAATTAGGATAATTATCATTTATTAATTTTAAAATCATTTCGTCTGTCCACAAAATAAATTCATATCCTTTATCTTTCAATAATTTAATATTCTCATCCCTTATATATTTCAATATTTGTGGCAAAGGATCGTCATTCCATGTTTGGTGAATAATTTTAGGTATCATATCTATTTATAATAATAAATATCTTTATAATCTTTATATACGATTATATTTATAAAAATAAATTAAATAATTACTTTCCTAAGTAATTGCCATTAATGTTTTATCAACTATGTAATCAATTATAAATATAATATTTATTAATTTAACATTACAAAAGTTAAATGACGGAACATATATGGATGTAATATTGAAATTACCAAATATATTAAGTGCCCACATAAATTTAAAAATTATAGTATACATGTACATATCCTTTGTATTATCATATTCGCGATAATGTATTAATGTATCTCTATAATAGTAAACAGGTAATATATGAAATATGAAATTACATATCATATATTCGCATCGTAATAAGAAAGAACTCGAAAAATTTTTATTTTTAATTAATTTATTTAAAACAAAGGGTTCTCCATCAATAGTTTCAAATAATACCCTTGGGTCATATATAAGAAATGTATGAAACAAAATCATAATATTTAAAGAATTATTAGCAATAAATTTTGTTATTAGTAAATTATTAATATTAAAAACATTGATTAAAATATAATTTACAAATATAATATATATATTCCAATTTGTATATTGATTAATTTTTCTTTTAATAACATTTATTTTTATTAGATCATTGTATTTACAACTTATCATCATTGATATAAATGTCATATATAGAAAAAATTCAAAAGCCGTATTATTTTTATTATATAAGATTAGACTATTCATATTTGTAATATAATAATATTAATTTATATTATCTTATATGTATTATTTATTCAATGGGAGAAGAAGTTATAGTCATTCCACAATATTCGACATTTTTAATTTTAAATTCTTGTTTAATATATAAACCTATATTCATAGCTTCTTCTAAAATCCATCTAAAATTATCCCAGAACTCTTCTGTATGCCCTATACTTTCTGTTGCCAAATGAGCAAATTCGTGCAATACAACAAAAAATAATGTATTAATATCTACTAATTTATCATTATTACGCAAGCATAAAATTATTTGTTCTCCTTTATTTATAGAATAACTCGTATAACCAGGTGTAGAAACTCCTTCTTTTAATCTATCAGGACGAAAATTTTTTATTAATAATTTTATACGCTTATCTTCTTTACCATATGATTTTTCTAAATGTTCCATCAATATTACAAGTTTTTCTCTAATCTTCGCAATTAAATTTGCTGCTTCAAGAGAATCATCTTTAATTTGAACTATATAGTTGTTATTATCTATATTACTTTTTACAGATATTAATCCATAATTAGCATAATAATTATAAATATAATAAGCACCTATTATACTTACGATAATTATAATTATTCCTTCAATATTAATTTCCATACTTATTTATAATATTTATAATAAATTAAAAATTGATATATTATTTAAATATATAAGTTATATAATAATTATAATGGATTTTCCAAGAAGAAACTATGAACCGCTCACTAAAAAACCTATAGAATTTCAGATAACAGATATATATGTTCCTGAAGCAGATAGAATTAAAGATAAAGATTTTGACGAATTATATTCAATGATCTTATTTGGTGTTTGCGATAATGGTGCTACTATTTCTACAAATGTTACTTGTTTTAAACCCTTCTTTTATCTTAAACCACCTGAAAGTTGGGAAAATTATAACGAAAATGTATTTGAAGCAAAAGTTTCAGAATTGAAAAATTCATTATTGAATAATAAATACACATCATCTTATCAAGGTAACAAATATGAAAGAAAAATTATACCTAATAATATGATTTCGCATTTCTCAAATATTTCAATAGTTAAAAAAAAAGATTTTTGGGGATTTACAAATAATAAGCTATTTAGATTTATTAAGATATGTGTAAAATCACTTAAATTATATAATAATTTAAAGTACTATTTTAAAACATTGGAAAAAGATGGTTTTAAGGCATATGAAAGTAATATTGATCCATTTCTTAAATATATTCATATTCAAAATATTAAACCATGTGGATGGGTTAAAATTGAAAAATATGAAATTATAGATGACGCAAGTAGATGTGATTATAATATTAGCGTAGATGGTAAAAATATTATTCCATTTGAAAGTAATAAAATTGCCCCTATTCTTATTACTTCTTTTGATATTGAATGTACAAGTAGCCATGGTGATTTTCCAGTAGCAAAAAAGAATTATAGTAAGGTAGCACAGGATCTTGCTCTCGTCGCTAAAGCCGGGCACGAATATAATGAGGATAGTATTGTAAATTGGATAAAATCTATATATACCGAAGATGTTGTTATAGATGAAAGAACTAATTTAAAAATAAATCGCGTATATGCTAAAAAGAAAATAACGACAAATTATATTGATAGTATTCCGTCAACACTTAAAGATAATCTTAAAAATATTATAGATATTTTAGATAAAATTACAGCATCTCTTAAAAATAAAAGTAACGAAAGTAATGAAGATATTGACGATAATGAAGAAGAAAGTGATGATAGTAATATGACAATCGCGCAATTAAATGAAGAAGAATATAAAATAGCAAAAATATTAGACAAAATATTAATACCTTTAGAAGGAGATAAAATTATACAGATTGGTACTACTGTTCATTTATATGGGTCTGATAAAATAATATATAAAAAAATTATTACACTTGATACTTGTGATTTAATAGAGGATTGTGTAGTAGAATCTTGTAAAACAGAAAAAGAATTATTGATAAAATGGAAAAATTTAATGAACGAATTGAATTCTGATATTGTTACAGGATATAATATATTTGGTTTTGATATGCCTTATATATGGGATAGAGCTATAGAACTTGGTATTAAAGAAGAGTATGAAATTGGCTGGGGTAGAATATTTGGTCGCAAAACAGCTCTTATAGAGCAAAAATTATCATCTTCGGCACTTGGAGATAATATATTAAAATATATTGATATGGATGGTGTAGTTTTGATAGATTTGCTTAAAGTAATGCAGAGAGAGCAAAAACTCGATAGTTATAAACTTGATAATGTTGCTTCGATATTTTTAGGAGATAATAAGAATGACCTAAAACCTCAAGAAATATTTAATAAATTCAAAGGTAATTCAAACGATCGTTGTGAAATTGCAAAATATTGTATTCAAGATTGTTGTCTTGTAAATAGATTAATTCACAAATTAAAAATAATTGAAAATAATATTGGTATGGGTAATGTCTGCTTAGTTCCTTTGAATTATTTATTTCGTAGAGGACAAGGTATTAAGATATTTTCTCTTATTGCCAAACAATGTATGGAAAAAAACTCTCTAATTCCTACGATTAAATCATTTAACGATAATATAATAGACGCGGATGATGGATACGAAGGTGCTGTTGTGTTAGAACCTAAAGAAGGAATTTATTTAAATGAGCCGATTGTAGTATTTGATTACGGATCTCTATATCCATCATCTATGATTTCGCGTAATTTATCTCATGATTGTTTCTTAATGGATGAAAAATATAGAATTGATGATCCTAATATAGAATATAAAAATATATATTATGATATATATGAAGGGAAAGGTGATAAAAAGAAAAAAATAGGAGAGAAAGAGTGTACATTTATTCAGTATAAAGATGGGAAAAAAGGAATTATTGCTGAAATCTTAGAAATGCTTCTTGTTGAAAGAAAAAATACCAGAAAAAAAATTGAGTATAAAACAATAACAGATAATAATGGAAAATCTTATACTGGTATTTATTCTGAAAAAGATGATAATATTAACATCTTTAATATTGATACTGGAGAAAATCACGACATACTAAAAAATAATATTGTATCCGTCGAAGATACATACAATAGTTTTGAACAAGATGTTTTAGATTCAAGACAAATAGCATATAAAATAACAGCAAACTCATTATATGGCCAGATTGGTGCCAGAACTTCATCTATATATCTTAAAGAAATTGCTGCCTGTACTACTGCTACAGGAAGAGATATGATTATGCTCGCAAAAAAATTCGTAGAAGATAATTATGGAGCTGATGTAATTTACGGAGATACAGATTCAATATTCTGTAAATTTCCTTTAAAAGACGAAGAAGGTAATATTGTATTAGGGAAAGACGCATTACCATATGCTATAAAAATTGGAAAACAAGTTGAAAAAGAAATAGCAAAAATAATGCCTAAACCACAAAAATTGAATTATGAAAAATCGTTATATCCGTTTATATTACTTAGTAAAAAAAGATATGTTGGTAATTTATACGAAACTGATATTAATAGCTTTAAACAGAAATCTATGGGTATAGTATTAAAAAGAAGAGATAATGCTCATATAGTAAAAAAAATATATGGAGGTGTAATAGACATTATATTGCAAAAACAAGATTTAAGAGCATCTATTGAGTTCCTTGATGAAGAATTAAAAGATTTAGTTGATGGAAAAACTTGTATTAATGAACTTGTTATAACAAAAAGTATAAAAGCATCTTATAAAGATCCTTCGAAAATTGCTCACAAAGTTTTAGCAGATAGAATTGGAGCAAGAGATCCAGGTAATCGTCCATGTGTAAATGAAAGAATACCTTTTATATATATTAAAACAAATAATCCAAATTCTCTTCAAGGAGATAGAATAGAAAATCCAGAATATATTAAAGAAAATAACTTAATTCCAGATTATCTACATTATATTACAAATCAAATAATGAAACCTATTTTACAATTATACGCATTATGTTTAGATCAATTGCCAGGATATGATAAAGATGATGAATATTGGGATAAAATAGATGCAGAATTGAAAGAAAAACCCATGTATTCTGATGATATAAAAAGAAAAAATAGAATACAAAATTTAAAATTATTATCAGTTAAAGAGTTATTATTTGATAAATATATTAATATATTATGTGAACCAAAAGTTAAAAAAATAGCAAAAACAAAAACAACGACATCAAAAGCAAAGACATCAAAAGAATCTAAAAATATTTGCGAAGAACATGATGTAGATGATACAATTATAAGTAATGAAATAATATCAATAGAAAAAGAAAAAATGAAAAGAGCTGATAAAAATATAGCTACAGGGACATTAAAAGCTGAAATAAAAATTACTAAAAATAACACAACCGGAATTGTATCTTCTGAAGCATATATATGCGATGGGATAAATAAAATATGGAAATACAATAAATCAGGTTGTAAAGATAAAAATAAGGAATTCATAAATATAATAAGCAAAATAATTAATTTTAATAAAAATATGAAATATATTATTAAAATTAATAATAAAAAATTCTTAACAGAATATAGTCACGCTGTGGTTTATTATAAAGAAAAAGAAAGTTCAAAAGAAACAAATGTATTAGAAAATATATTTAATAATCAAGATATTGGAGATATTAAAATAATTAACTATATCAGACTTTTTAGTGATATTATAGATAATTATAAAGCATTTTCATTGGTTGCAAAATAAATATTTAGTAATTATAGAAGCCTTTTCTTTACCTATACCATCAATAGTACATAGTTCCTTTATTTTATCTTGACTATTATTTATTTTAGTAATTAATTCTATCATATTAGGATATTTTTTGGCTATATTTTTAGCAATAACATTTGATATATGAGGTATTTGTGATAACTGCATAATATAACAGGTATTTATATCAATATTATCTATTTTATTTTTTTTTAATTTAATAAAATCAGTATAAACAGGTGTTGTTATTGCTGAGTTTCCTTCAACATTTACATTTTGAGATGATAATTCCAAATCTAAATTCATTAATGCCTTGTTAATAAATTTTTTAGGATTATCGATCATTTTTGTGGAAATAGATAGAATTAAAGTTGCTGTTTCACTTGTATTTTTAGTAAATAATATACGGATATTATCTCTAAACATAGTATTTATATAGGCACCTTGTATAATTGATTTATTTTTAGAATATATTTTAGAAGATAATATATCATCGTCTTCTATAATATATGTTAAATACCTTTGATTATACGTAGATAACATACGTGCTTTTTGTTCTCTATATCGCCCATCGTGTATAGATGAAATTAAATCCTTTATAGTCTTTCTTTCAAATATATATATATCTTCATTAAATTTAATATGAATATCTCCAATACATAAAGTATCTTTAATAATTTTTATTTTTTCTTTATAAGTATCTAAATCTCTATCAATTATATCATCGTATAATGTTGCTTCTCGCGTATCAATAACTATCATAATATTATTGTTCATTATTTCACATAATATATATTATTAATATATATTTTATATGTTATAGTTTTTATATTAAATATTTTGTAAAAGATAAATCAAATATAAAAAAGGGGGGAGGATTTATAAATAATATGATTAAAATTTAAGATAATAATATATTAACAAAATATATAGCATGTGTTAGAGAGAGATGGATTATTTTATACTTTTTAACGATTTATTAATAAACTTTTCGACTATTTTATTTAAAATTAGTTTAGCATCATCGTCTTCTATTTCCTTATTAATTTTTTCAAGAAGATAAGCACTTTCTCTTTTAATATTTAATTTTTTAATATATGTATTTCTATTTTTCTTTGCAATTATATAAGACTTAATAGTATTAACAGCATCGTTATCATTTTTGTCAATGATTTCAAAATAGTGGTTATATATTAAATTATAAACAAGCATATGCGAGTTTAAGTTGTTAATAATTTTATAATTTTTTTTATAATTAGTAATAGCTTTGTCGAAACCATAATCATATAATATATAATTGATTTCAGATTTATTGAAAGATTCTAATCTTTTATTTACATATATAGACAATTTATTTTTAAGTTTATAATAATCATTATCACTACTATAGTGTTTCATTTCATCTATTATACTTTTAGAAATGAAACACAATCTTTTATGATTAGAAATATTAATATTCAGAGTATTTTTTTCACAAACTCTAATATAATAGTTCATTATTATATTATATAATGTACAATAATATGTATAATATCTTATCAATTTTTATTTTCTCCATCCTGTAATACAATTATTATAATCCGTTTCAAATGTTTTTACATAAGTTTTAAAGGGACCTTTATCACACTCGCCTAATAATTTAAAATCATTATTACATTTATTTATTTTATTAGATGTTTTAGCTTTAGATTGAAAATTAAATAAATCTCGAGAATTTAATTGATCTTTAAATGTATTACTTATACCATATTGATATTCCCATTCACCATTGTTATATTCTGGTCTTTTATATATACATGTTTTTTTACTAATAGATACGCCAGATAATATATCATTTTCCATACCTTTTATATCATAAATGTTATCTTCGTTTTTACATAATTCATAATTTAGATTATTATCAAATATATTTTTTTGATTATCAGTATATTTTTTAGATACTAATCTCATATTATTACAAGAAACTTTTGCACTTAATTCTTTTGAATTATAATTTTTCTCATAATCTAATTCATAATAATTATTCATAATTCTATCTATATTATAATATATTAATATTTATTATGATTTATTTTTACTATTTATAAATGTAAATAATATATATATTATATAGAAGATTTCAACCAAATAAATGATTTTCAATTTAAACTCAGAAAATAAAGAATATATTAATAATATATTGTCAGATCACGATAATATAAATGTATTATATTATTCTCCATTATGTTTTTATTGTAATGCTTTAAAACCGACATGGGATAAATTATGTGATGGTTTAAAAAATAGTAAAACTATTATTATTATAAATGCTTCTAATAATAATATAAAAAATTTTGAAGAAAAATATAGAAAAGACATTACAGGATATCCTACTATATTAAAATTTTCAAAAGGAAAGAAAAAGAAAGAATATAATGGAAATAGAGGTTTAATTGATTTAAAAAAATTTGTAAAAAAATAATTTAAGGATATATGATAAATAATATATATAATGGACAATGATTTAAATATAGTAGATGATATTATAAATAATAAAAATATAGAACCATCGGTTGAAGAATTAGAAACTTTTAAAAATTTAGTAAATGATTGGTTTAAATACGATGACCAAATAAGAAAACTTAGTATTGCGATGAAAGAACGAAAGAATTATCAAAGAGTACTTAATAATAAAATTGAAGAATTTATGTTTAATTATAAATATAATGATTTAAATACTCAACATGGTAGAATCAAAACTAATGTTAAAGAATGTAAAGTTCCTATTAAAATGAATGATATTAAAACAAAAATAATTAAATATAATGAATTATCTGGTGAAGATTTACTAAAAAAGATATTTGAAGATGAAAGAGAAGTTGTTGTAAAAAAGAATATTAAACGTATAATACCAAAGGTTTCCTTAACATTGTGATAATATAATGATAATATAATAATATTTTTTATGAGAAACATTCGCAATTATTTTTATTATGTATAGTACTTCTAATTATATCATATTCATAAGAAGTAGAATAATACGCATTTTTAATATTATTTTTAATTATAGTATATTGACAATTTGGACATGGTCGAGAATATTTTAGAGGATTATCAAGGCTTTTAGGACCTATTCTAACAACATATATATCGCATTCATTTAATATACTTTTATATTTCCTTTTTATCTTAGAAATAGCAGAAACTTCTGCATGCATACTAAAATCTTTAATATAATAATTATAGCCAGAAGATATAATTTTATCTTTATAGACTATTATAGCACCATGTTTGTGAGTATAAACAGGTGATTTTGAAGCTATTTTCGCTGCTATGTTTAAATATTGTTTCTGTTTTTCATTAGAATTTTTAACATTACAATCGTCATTACATTCAAAATATTTTGATGTAAAATACCCTAAGTGTTTAGAATTAAAACTATCTGTACCTACTTTATATTTAGGAATACGTATCTTAGTTGAATTACTCTGTGCATTTCTATCATCGATCATTATAAATTACTTATTATTAATTATATATATAATTAAATTTATATATAAATATTATCAATTTTTATTAGCATTTATGTAAATATTTCATGCCAGCATTTCACGCAACCATTTCATGTTCATAACATAGATTATGAACTCTAAGCTGAGAAATTCTACCTACACGCTGAGCTCTACCAATAGCCTGTTGTTTATCCGCATCCATAGAATGTAATATAATTACATCTGTAGCAATACTAATATCAATTCCGGAACCCGCGTATTGAGTTGTTAATAAAATTACATTTGTATTTTTATATTTAAAATTATTAAGAATATTCATCATTTGATTTGTATTACCTTTAAGACAAGCATGGTTTATATTATTTGCTGTTAAAATTTCTGTTATTTTAGAGAATACAGCATCTACACGACTAAATACAATAAATTTACCTTCTTTATTATTTAAAATTAATTCAATTAATGTTTCTTCTTTACTTAAAATACCTTTACCAATAACATCCTTTTTAATTATTTTATTTTCTTCTATTTTTACAGGAACTATTGCTGTTAGATTTTCTGCACTTTTAATAGCAGAACGACAAACAGGACATCTTTTATTATCGTTATGAGTATTAGTATTCAACATTTTAATAATACAAGTACCACAGAATATATGAGCACAATCTAATATAATAGGATGTGTTATATTATCCAAACATATTACACATTGTTTATTTTCAATTTCTGAAATTCTATCAGTCAAATCTTTTAGTTTATCTTTTAAAGTCTTTAACTCAATATCAATTAAATTTAATTTATTTGTTTTAAGTTCATCTGGTATATCTAATAATAATATAAAATCCTTCTCTTTATATTTATTAGAAATCGCTTTATTCATATCGGCGCATATTAAATTGGCAATACCTTGTTCTGTTTCATTTTTACCTCCTAAATCTTTAATGGCACCAGATATATCATTCGCATTAATTTTTTCAAGAATATTTTGGCTAATATATGGTATAATAGCCCTTGAATATTTTGACATTTTACATAAATAGAAATTTTCAATAATAGGAGGAACGTGAAAACTCTGTTTAACAAAATCTTTATTGCATTTTACTAACATATAATTTAGATGATCATCTTTTATCAATTCCTTTATATTATGATGTAATGAAAATGATGAAGAGTATACGCGATCACAAATATTTAAATAAGTGCCACTAATTAACCATAAATATAAATAAGAAAGTGTTTCAATCTTATTAATAATATCATGACATTCATCTATAATGACACGTTTCCAATTATAGATATACGAGGAATGTTTTAATTCTTTGTACATATGTATGTAATAAGGATCATAATATTTAAATAGAGTAGTTAATGTTGTATTTTTTATTAGAACAACATCAAACTGGTTAAAATATTCAATTATTTCATTATCATCTCTATTGTATTTAGGCATATTCTTATTAATAAAATTTAAATTATCTATTGCTAAATATTTTAATTCAGTTTGTTCTCGTAAAGTTCTTTCCCACTGAACATATACTGGACCTCTTGGAACTATAATAAGCGTGCTATTTATCATATTATTAAAGACCGGTGCATTTTTATTATTTGTGGTTAACTTAAAATAATTATATTTCTTATTACTATTACAACTTGTAATTTTTTTATCGTTAATATAAATGTTATCTAATTTATTATGAGCTATAATAGATAAAGCTGTAAGTGTTTTACCATAACCAACAATATCTCCTAAAATTCCTATATTTGATTCTACCTCTTCGCCACCTGAATATTTAATTTTTCTATTATTCTCCATCATAGTTGCTTTAAATACACCTGCTAATTGATGGGGTTTTAGTTCTTTTTTAATCTTAATAGGTTGAGAAATTCTCGGAGAATCAAAATCTATTTCAGCATTATATATTATATTATCATAATTATCATTCAACATTTAATATATATTATATTATATTAAGCAGATATATTTTATATACATTTTAACTACCGCATTTAATGTGTAAAATGATATAAGAAATATTTTTATATATTAAACATAATGGAAACAGCAACTAATCAAATAGTAGAGAATAAAGATACTGAAAAAAAAAATTTAAAGAAAATTATTTTTGCTCTACCGGGTGATAATTTTAGTTCTAAATTTTTAATTTCTTGGACAGCTACTATTAGTAAAGTTTTAGAAATGCAGAAATATGATATAATTATATCTCCAGCAACAGGTTCATTTGTTTCATTTGTAAGAATGCAAACTCTTGGCTTAGATGTTCTAAGAGGAGAAGAACAAAAACCTTTTAATGATCAAGATTTTGATATATGGATAACGATAGATAGTGATATTATATTTACACCAGAACAAGTAATAGAATTAATAGAATCTACCGAACATCATCCTGTTGTTTGTGGTATGTATAGAATGTCTGATCTTAAAAATTTTGCTTTTGTTAAAGATTGGGATACAAATTACTTTAAAGAAAATGGAACATTTAAATTCATTACTCCTGAAGAAATAGAAGAATGGAAAAAAGAAACTGGTTTTAAATATTACCCAGTTTATTATAGTGGTATGGGTTTTATGGCAATTAAAAAAGAAGTTTTTGATAAAATGAAATATCCATATTTTGATTCAGAATTAACTACTATCGTTTCTGATGATGGTAAAACATTACGCGATATTTGTAGCGAAGATGTATCGTTTTCAAAAAATATAAATAATGCGGGTTATCAAATTATGATTAATACAGATTTACGCGTAGGACATCTTAAACAATTAGTAATATAAAATGTAAATAAAATATAGAGAATAATGAATAATTTTTTTCAATTAATAGAAAATATTAATAATACATCCTTGTTTTCGATATTAGAGAACTTTAATAGTTATTATTCAATATTGATAATATTTATATTATACCTATTATATTATTTAATATCAAATTCTTTTATGATTATAATATTAATATTTATTGGAATAATAATTGGATTTTATATAGTATATTTATTAAGAGATACTATTATACCATTCTTACTAAGAATGTAAATATATTTAGATTTTATAATTTACTAAATAGAATAAGTATATGTTGGTTGTTTTCTGAATGTATTATTCATTTTCTTATTAGAAGGGTTTTTTACTTGTCTATTAGAAGATTTAGAAGATGATGTTGAATATGTTTTTGCTGTATCAGAAGATTCTGTAGATATTACAGAATTAGATCTTTTTAATTTACTATTAGATTTAACATTACTATATTTATCTATTTTATCTTCATCCACTCGTATATCATCTCTTACATCATCCACTTTATTCTCTGATTTATTGAAGCTAAAAAAACTCGGAGTCTCTTCTTTGCGAGTATCATCTCTTACATCATCCACTTTTTTTTCTGATTTATTGAAGCTAAAAAAACTCGGTGTCTCTTCTTTGCGAGTATCTCTTAAGTTATCCTCTTTATTCTCTGATTTATTGAAGCTAAAAAAACTCGGAGTCTCTTCTTTGTGAGTATCTCTTAAGTTATCCTCTTTATTCTCTGATTTATTGAAGCTAAAAAAACTCGGAGTCTCTTCTTTGCGAGTATCTCTTATGTTATCCTCTTTATTCTCTGATTTATTGAAGCTAAAAAAACTCGGAGTCTCTTCTTTGCGAGTATCTCTTAAGTTATCCTCTTTATTCTCTGATTTATTGAAGCTAAAAAAACTTGGAGTCTCTTCTTTGCGAGTATCATCTCTTACATCATCCACTTTTTTTTCTGATTTATTGAAGCTAAAAAAACTCGGAGTCTCTTCTTTGCGAGTATCTCTTATGTTATCCTCTTTATTCTCTGATTTATTGAAGCTAAAAAAACTCGGAGTCTCTTCTTTGCGAGTATCTCTTATGTTATCCTCTTTTTTTTCTGATTTATTGAAGCTAAAAAAACTCGGAGTCTCTTCTTTGCGAGTATCTCTTATGTTATCCTCTTTATTCTCTGATTTATTGAAGCTAAAAAAACTCGGAGTCTCTTCTTTGCGAGTATCTCTTATGTTATCCTCTTTATTCTCTGATTTATTGAAGCTAAAAAAACTCGGAGTCTCTTCTTTCTGGTTGTCTTGAAAATTATTTAATTTATTTGTAGTCTCTATATTATTTTCTTTTTTTGCTGAAAAAAAGGGGAAATATGAATATTCTTCTTGTTTAATATCATTTTTAATAGAGGATTGTCTTAAATTATCTATTTGAGGTTCTTTAAAATATACAGGCACTGACTCTTTCTGAATTACAGGTTGTGCAATTGTTTTATACTGAGAAATATATTCTGGAGCTTGTAAATTTATCTGTTGAGGATTTTGTTCAGTATTATTTCTAAAATAAAAATAATATACAGCACCTATAATTAATATTAAAAATATTAATATACCAAATCCAACCAAAATCCATTTAAATTTATCCATTAATCCTTTATCTTCATTTGGTTTGCTTTCTGTAGAATCATCATCTTTATCATCTTTATCATCTTTATCATCTTTATCATCTTTATCATCTTTATCATCCTTATCATCCTTATCATCTTTATCATCTTTATCAGAACTACCTGAAGTTCGAGAAGTACCTGAAGTACCTGAAGTTCGAGAAGTACCTGAAGTTCCAGAAGTACCTGAAGTTCGAGAAGTACCAGAAGTTCCAGAAGTACCTGAAGTATCCGAAGTTTTGTCTCTATCAGTTGATAAAGGAACGTTTTCTATAATTATAACACCATCAGAAGTACTTTGATTGTATTGAACATCTTTTGCTATTTTGTCTTGTTCTTCTCTTACAGAACGCATATCATTTAAACCTCTTAATAATATATCTTCACTTTTTTCTGTAGAAGTAATAAAAGCCTCCATATTTTTACCTAATAATGATACGAGATTATTGTATAAAAAATTAGGATCTTCAAGAGCATTTAGTTTAGAAGTACTTTTATTATTCTTCTCTAATATAGATATTAAATCATTAATTAATAAGGTCATTAATTATTATTCCTTTCTATATTATTAAATTATAAAATAATATGTTTTTCTTCTTTATCATTAGATATATGTATGGAATTAATAAAACCTATATTCGTTAAAAGATGGATTACAGAAAATACCTATATTAATTATGTATTTGATATTAATTTAAATAATAATTATACAAATACTATTATTATACCCGAATATATATTTAGAGACGTTAATATAAATAATATTTTAAATAAAATTTCTTATCATATTTTTGATTACGAAACAAAAATAGGTAATAATATATCTTATCCTTTTTATTTTTGGAGCTCTCGTAATAATATAGATAAATCATTGATGTTTAATATAAAAAATATATTATGGAAAGGATATCATCCTAACCCATTTAAATCTAATAATAGAGATTCGCAATTATTAAAAGAACCTATTGAATATGAATACACCGAAGATATATTTGATATTGATAATATAAATATTGTATTTTATAATGATTTTAAATATGATATTAAATATTATTACCCTGATAAAAAAAAATTATTACCTGATTTAAATAAAAAATTAGAAAAAGAAACGATTGATCTATATAATAGTAAAATTGTTAAGACTAAGGAAAAAAAAGAAGAATATTTTAAAATATCTTTTTCACAAAAATATGATATAGAATCTTTAATAGTACTTTTTGATAATTTTAAAACATCTGATACAATACAATTAATACAGCTTATCAATAATAATGCTATTTATAAATTATATAAATCACATACGATAGATGAAGCGAAATTAGCAGGAATATTTAAATTAAATAATAGAGACACGGATCCTTCTATAAATATTTATTATAAAAATGAAGATGTTGTATTAAATATATCAAAAGAAGGAATTTTTACAATTGATATTAAATATCATATGAATAAAGGAGAAAATATATCAGTTATTAATAATGTTAAAAAAGATATTATAAATTATATTAGTGATTATTTTAATGTAAGAGCTGATGATTTTAAAGTTACTAATATAAATTCAAGAATAACATATTCCGTTGATTACATTGATACTTCTTTATTAAATAAATTAGGCACATATGCTAATATATTTCAAGATTATGAAAAATATGATAAGAAAAATAGTCATGAAAAAAATAATGGATTTTATATATATAAAAGACATGACAATATAGATACTGAAAAATATATTAAAAATCGTAATAAATATAGAAAAATAAAAGCGAATGATTTATTTAATGAACTTATAAATTTAGGAATTAATAAGACGATGGTTGAGATAAATGGAATAATTAAAAATATTGATGAAATAGAAAATTATAAATTAAATAAAAATAAAAATGAAGAAAATAATTCAACAATATATGTTATAATAAACAATGATAATATCGAGATTATAACAGAAAATTTTAAATCATTTTTTGAAATAAATAATTTAAAATACTGGTTGATTAGAATAATTGAAAAATCAAGAAATACTACTATAAAACAGCCTAAAAAGAAGATAGAAAGTCCTAAAGAAATAGTACCTGTTAAAAATATAAGTAACTCTTCTTCTAAATCTTCAACAAGCAAAAAATCAAAAGATAGTAGTTCTAAGAGTAGTTCTAAGAGTAGTTCTAAGAGTAATTCTAATGACGATGATAATTATATTATTAATGATGATGAAATAGGAACATCATCGTCTGGTGGTGGAAAAAATAAAGAACATTTTTTAATTAATAAGTTAAAAATAGCTGATAAAGAATTATGGAATGGAGATAATCCACCAAGACGTTGTCAACGTCCCAAACAACCAATTGTTTTAACAGATGAAGAATTAAAAGAACTAAAAAAAAATGGTTATGATAAAAAATTAGATAATATAATAATTCATGGTAGTCGTGAAAATAATTTAAATTATTATACTTGTCCGCGTGTATGGTGTCCAATTAGTAATATTCCTCTTGATGAAAATGATATTAAAGAAGGAAAAAAATGTCCTGATGAAAATGAAGAACCTATAATGATGAATGATATTATGAAAAATTCTAATAATCCGAGATATGCTTATATAATAAATAAATATAACTTACCTTGTTGTGGTAATAAAAATCCAGAATTAAAAAAAACAAATATTATGAATATAAAACCAGATGAACCTCAAAATAAAGAAAAAAAGGCTAAGGTTGGAAAAAAAACGCAGAAAAATGCTGATATAAAAGATGATAATATTCAACAAAATATTGATAATACATTAGATACCAGCATAAATGGAAATAATTATATAATGACACAAATACCTGTAATATATAAAAATAGATATGGTAATATTCGCAAAGAATTATATTATGTATTATATGATAATTATAAAAATTATATAAATAAATGTATAAATCGCAATAATATTAATAAACATAATTGTATATTAAGAAAAGGCTTAAAAGATATTCCGATAAATAAAAAGCTTAATAATTATGATAATATTATGGAAGTCATAGCATATTTATTAAATAAAACTAAAGAAGGTTTAATAAATGATATAAAATTAAAATTAAATATTGTAAAATTTTTATCTCTTGAAAATGGAAATGTATTTAAAGATTTTGCCGATACAGAACCTATTATTCCAGAATTAAATGAAGAATTATATATTGAACTTTTAAATAATTTTAAATGCGAATATATAGTATATCCGGATGCTAATGATAATTCAAAGAAATCCTTATATATTAAATCGCGATTATTATATATATATAAATCTTACAAAAAATTTATAAATTATTTAAAATCAGATGATAATAAATATGAAAAAAATATTCAATATATTTTTTCATTAGTAGCGATATTATATAAAAAATTACTTGTTTCATGGGAAATAGATAAAGGGTTAAATAATGATGTACAAATTATTTGTCCTTATTATACAAATATTGAACAGATTTTTCCTTATTTAGGAAAAAATCCAAAAATAATAATGATATATAAAGATAATAATAACGATAATGATATAAATAAATCTATATATGAACCAATAGTATCAAAATCAATAAATATAGTTGCTGAAAATAAATATTTTAATTTACATGAACATCGTAATATTAAAGAAATTATAAATAAATGTTCAAATGAAAATAAGGTTAATAATATTGATATATATGAAAATAAAGAGAATATTAAAGCTATATTAAGAAGTATATCTAATAAAACAAATGATTATGATGCTGATATATATAATTTTAAAGTATTAATAATAAACAGCGATTTATCAATAGATAAGATAATCTTAAATAATAATATTATAATAAAATTCAAAAAGCAGTCTATTATAACAATTAATTTATTACTTGAAACTTTTGATATTAAAAATATAGTATTTAGCGAAGATATAAATGGTATAGAATATTTATTTACTATCAAGAATAATTTACATGAATATTTTGTAGAAGATATGAAAAAATATAATATAGAAATTGAAAATTTTGAAATTATAAAAGAAAATAAAAATATTACAAAAGGAAAAATTAAATTTATAGATAATGAATTAGATGATAATATATTATTAGAAAGCGATTACTTTAGCAAATATCATAAATATGTTATTAAAAATGAGCAAAATGTTAAAGAAATGTATGAAATTAGAAAATATGTTAAAGATAAATTATTGAGTAATATTTATACAGATGATTACTATAATAATTTATCTAAAAACAAAAAGACACATATCATAGGAACCTTACTTAAAAATATTTTATCTAATTCTGATAGTAAATTATATAATAAAAAAGACTTGCAAATAATTTTAGAAGAGATTAATATATCTTCGAGAACAGATATTAAAAATTGGTTTTCAATGTCATTAGAAAAATTCAAATATGATTATATTAATGATATATCGGAGAATATAATAGAGAATGATAATGAATTAATATTTTCGCAATATTTAGTTCATAATAATATACCTAAAAAAATAGTAAGCTATAAAAATTATTATCCTAATACTATTGATTATACTAAAAATCCTCGAGAAATTGCCTATAATATAGAACCAGGTATAGAATCAAAGAATGAAATTATTAATATACCTAAAATATTTAAGGGTACGGAAGAAGAATTAAATTCTAAATGGAAAAAATATACAAAGAAAATATGGTCAAAGTTAAGATATATTAAGGTTAATTATAATAAGAATTATATTAAAGAATTATATGATTTTTTAATAAATTATGATAAAAATATAATAACAAATATATATAGTTTTAAAAATATAATTGAATACACTTATAAGGAGTATGAAAATATATTATGTGAAGTAATTGATATAGATGACAATAGACGTAATAATAAAAAATTAATTAAAAAAATATTTCAAGATCCTCATTTTTTTAATATATATATTAAAGCTATGAATGCTGTTAATAAAACTGATAAAAAGTTTAAACCATCAGCATTAACTATATTTTTTGAAACATATTTTAATAATAGCAGTATAGAAGAAAGGAGAAGTATAATTAATTATATTAAAAAAGAGGACCTAATACAATATTTTAGTGATATAACTATTAAACTAATTTCCAAATGGTTGAATATTAATATATTTATAATATACGACAAAATAGAATATGGTCAGGGTAAAAAGGTAGATAAAAGAGCAGGAAATAAAGACTTAAATCTTACATCTGTTTTCTACAGAGCAGGATACAAATCATCTGATATATTATATAGACCATTAATAATGCTTTATAGAGAAAAAATAAAAACTACAGAAAATATAGCATATTACATTATTAAGATAACAGATAGTGAAACATATATGTATAAAGAATTAGATGACGCGCCAGAAGAAATTAAAAATAAATTAATAAGTATAAAATATAATTCAGGAGATTCATTATTATCAGATTCTATATAATATTTATATTTTGTTGAGGCATTTTATAACATTTTATATTAGTTTTATCAATATTTAGTTTTACTTGCAGATCACTTTCGGTATATAATATTTTTTCATTTTCTTCAATATCTTCTTCAATCTCTATTATAGGGTCGAGTATTTCTTCATTCATAGGATTCTTTTCATTAATTTCATTTAATAGTTGAAGCATATACTCTTCATCTATTAATATCTTACTATCTCCAGTTCCGCAAGGAGGTTGTTGTCCAAGCATAACATTTGCCGAAACGCCATTTACTTTATCATATTCCGCAAATATACTCGCGTTGATTAACATATCCGTAGTTTCTTCAAATGAAGACTTAGCAAGAGGTCCAATATCTCCTCTGTTAATACCATGCCTATCTATAGGCATCAAATGTCCTTTGTATGTCATAGTATCAATTAATAGAGACATATGTCTATAATTCATAGAACCCTCATTTGTAACAACTAATAATTCCTTGTATAACGCATATCTTGCTGCTTCAATACCAAGCGTGTCATAAATTTCTCTGATATCATTTGATATTGTGCGTGTACTATCTATGTTTGGATTTGCTAATAGTTCAATCAAATTTGTACCATCGGTATCTAATACCCATTCAAGAATATCATCAAAATTATTCGTATCATCATTATATCTTGTATATTTCTTTTTATTAAGCGATACCTTCTTAATACCTTTGTATCCTTTCAATAATATTTGATGTACAATATTGTGCTCAATAGCTTTAATAGTAGCAATTTCATCTCCGTCTTTCAATGCTAATTCTGTTAATTTTATACGAAATACACATTCTTCGGCATTATCGTCGCTATATACACAATCTATATATTTATCATATGCTGAATTTAATTTAGTATAAATATCTATCATTTTCAATTTATAGGAAACCATTTTTTGTTTATTAAATACTAATCTTAAAACCCACGGAGAAGAACTTCTTGAACGACAAGTTAGCCCATTTAATTCTTCAAATTCTTTATAAATATTCATTATTCCTTGATCTTCTTCAATATTAGTTTCATAATATTCTCCATTATCCCAATAAATCTCACTATATTCTAAAATATCAGATAATTTAGTAATTTCAATAGAATTTTTAATATTCATAGCATGATCTTTTGTAGCATCAATACGAGAATCATTAAAATCACCATTGCTATTTTTAACAGGATTAACAACGCAAGAGATATCATTTTTCATGTATATAATTAATGTAGGTGTTTTAGTTTTTTTAGTTGCCGATAAAATTTCTTTAAGACGAGGAACTCCCGAAGTAGCTTTAACAGCAGCAGCAGTACCTGATACATGAAATGAATCTAATGTCATCTGTGTTCCTAATTCTCCGATTGTTTGTGCCGCTACTATTCCTACCATTTCACCCGGTTGTGCAATAGCTTGATTAAAATATTCTGTAATTTGTTGAACAATATAATCAAATATTTCTTTTGTAAAATGAAAATGAAATATTAATTTTTTAGGATTTAGGTACAATCTTAATAATATATGAAGAAATCTCATGCCTTGAGTTAGATTTTTAATATATAATTTTTTCTCTAACTTATTGATATTATCCAAAATATAGTCGGGTGATAAATCTGTCTTTACAGCTTGAATATTAATACTATTTAGTCTTTGATGAGCAGTATTTAAAATTCTTCGAAATGGTATAGGATAGCTAATTACATTTTTCTTTTCATAATTAAAAATTTTCTTAATAAGGAACAACTTATCTTCTATAATTTTTTCAAAATGTTCATTACATTTTACATAAGTATTGCTGTTAATTGATTTAGCAACATCTTCTGTAACATGAACATCAATATTATCTGTTACCTTTAAATTATATTCTAAATCAAGTTCAATATTATTTTTATAGATGCTATCTATAATTTGAACTTCAACCTTACAACCATCCATACCATCTTCTCCGTAAATATATTGTATAATAGTTCCGTCAGCTGTTCTAACAGTATTATCATAGTATATTTTTGAATCTTCCATTGCCTTTACTAATCTTCGTTGAATATAACCTGTTTCAGAAGTTTTTACAGCAGTATCAATTAGACCTTCGCGACCACCCATAGCATGAAAGAATACTTCGTGTGGTTTTAAACCAGATATGAAACTATTTTTAACAAATCCTCTTGCTTCAGGACCATCATCGTATTTTGTGAAATGCGGAAGTGTTCTATCAGTAAAACCATAAGTAATTCTTTTTCCATCCACATTTTGTTGTCCTACACAAACAATCATTTGTGAAATATTGATTTCTTTACCTTTTGAACCTGATTTAACCATATTAATCATTCTATTTGTTTTTTCTTCAATTTGTGCAAATCCAATTTTACCAACTTCGCTCGTAGTTTCATTGAGAATACCAATTAATTCGCGTTCAATATAATCTTCATTGTTGAATATACTATTGTTAATAAAGGTTCCTCTTCTGATTTCATCTAATTTATTGTATGCTTTTGTTCTCATTTCGTTAATTTTATTTTTAAGATTTTCGTCTGTTTTCTTATCTGTTACTAAATCGCTTATACCTACACTAAAGCCTGATGTTAGCAACCATCTACAAATTAATCTTTGTGTATTATCAAGAAACTTGCGAACTTCAAATGGACCATAATCGTGATAAATAACAGGTATTAAACCAGTTGAAATACCATGAAATACATTTTTATCAAGATTGCCACACTCTAATTCACTATTATTAATAATAACTTTTTCATCCTTCTTATTTTTTCTATTTATGAACAAACTCGGAGGTAATATTTGAGAATATGCTTCTTTGCCTGTATAAGAATATTTATTTTTAGGTTTTGGGAGACATCCGTTAAAATAACTATTTACCATTTGAATATTAGCCATTGTTTTATCATGAATTTCAGTATAATCTTTAGTCAATCGATAAGAACCAACGAGAGTATCCTGAACTATTTCAATAATGGGTTTTCCATCGCGTGGTGCTAAAATCATATACGGAACAGCAGCAATATCCATTAATTCATTCATAGTTTGAATACTTTGAGGACAATGTAAATTCATTTCATCACCATCAAAATCAGCATTATAAGGAGGTGTAACAAGTACATTCAGACGAAATGTCTGATAAGGCATAATAACCACCTTATGACACATCATAGACATTTTATGGAGAGAAGGCTGTCTATTAAATAATACATAATCTCCGTTTGATAAATGTCTATGAACTATATCCCCATTCTTTAATTCTTTGGCAATAGTTTCCAAATCACGTGAATATTTCAAATTAATTGTTGTATTTGGTTTTTTAATATATTTAGCTCCAGGCCAATTATCAGCACCATTCATAATTAATTTACGCATATGTTCTATGTTAAATTTATTGACAATTTCAGGAAAAGTAATATTAATAGCTACTTTGATAGGAACACCCAATTCATCAATACTAATATATGGGTCTGGAGTAATAACTGAACGTGCCGATTGATCAACTCGTTTTCCATTTAAATTTCCTCTGATACGCCCTTCTTTCTTTTTCATACGATCTGTAACAGATTTTAACTTTCTACCATTTCTTTGTTGTGCTGGAGCAAGTCCAGGCATTTGATTATTAATAAATGTAAATACGTGATATTGAAGAAGTATAGTATAATATCTAATAGTTTCTTCTGTAGCACCTTTATTAATTTTATCTTGAACTTGATTATTTGCTTTAATGATATCGCTTAATTTATGTGTCAAATCGTCTTCTCTTCTTTGTCCATTTTCTTCAATAATACTCGGTCTTACAGCAGGAGGCGGAACAGGAAGAACAGTACATATCATCCATTCTGGTCTATTCCATTTTGGATTAAATCCCATCATCTCCATATCTTTTTCACTAATTTTCTTGAAAATTTTAAGAATATCTTCTGCTGTTAATTCTTGTGATACTTTTTCTTCATTTTTCTTATCTTTCCATTCGGCAATTATTTTCATAGAATTTTCTTTATGAATTTTTGTAGGTCTGACAGCTCCACATCCAACAACATCATCGTCTCCGCAAACTCTTAATTTTGTAGTAGTATTGCAAAGTTTATAATAGGTTTCCCATCTTTTATGATTATTTTTGATTGATAAAATTTTAGCAATATCATTTTTAAAATCCTTATGAGGCGTATTCGGAGATATTAAACACTTTGAGCATTTATAACAAACGCAATTCAATATTTTTTTAACTATATCAAAAAACATAGCATGAAATACAGGTTTAGCGAGAACAATATGTCCAAAATGTCCAGGACAAAATATATTTTTTTGCTCACAAGTGCAGCAAATTCTATTATGTTCTAACACACCCATGCGCGAATCAAATAACCCACCGATAATAGGTTCACTTCCGGCATAAGTATCTGTTTTATTAATTTCAACAACCGAACGTTTAACTATTTCATCTGGGCTTAAAACACTAAATTGAATACCTCTTACTTCTTGTATTTCAACTTTTTGGTCGTTATAAGATAGTTCAGGATAAATAGACATATCTCTTAATAATAGTAGTTAAAATAAGTCATCTAATGTTTAAATAGATATTATCAATTTTTATAATTTAATCAACAATTTTATAATTTAGATTTTTAGAATTTGTTTTTGCCCCTGTCAATATATTTTTTTCCATTTTTTTTTCATTAGAATTAGAAATAGTTATTGTGAATTTTTTTGATTTTGAAGAACTCGATTTACTATCTTTTTTATTTTCAGGAGAAGCATCAGTAATTCTAAATATTCTTCTCGGTTTTGAAGAATTAGCTTTTTTTTCTTCATCAACATCTATTATTGTAAATTTTCTTCTTGGTTTTTTATATATTTTATCAAGTAAATAAGTATCGGAAGGAAATTTAAAATCCTTTGGATATTTAGAATTATATACTTTATCTATTTTCTTTTTATCATTTTCATATTCAATATTATTTATTATATTAACTATATTTGAAAGAGCTTTATGAAAATCTGATTTAGGTTTACTTTTAACACTTTTCATCAGTTTTGCTGGTGCTGAAAAATTTTTTTTATTCATTCTCTTATTATTATATAAGATTATAAAAAATAAACGCTGCTAGCAGGGATCGAACCTGCGACCACTCGATTAACAGTCGAGTGCTCTAACCAACTGAGCTATAGCAGCTGTGAGTATTACCTTACTAACTATATATAGTATCTAATTCTTATATAATTTTATTACTAAATAATAAATGGAAAAAGAAGAAAAAGAAATTGAAGAATGTGCAATATGCTTTGAACATAAAATATCGACAAATATGCATTGTTATGAATGTAATAAATATATATGTATTCATTGTTGTAATAATTTATCTTCGCGAACATCTTTATTATTTACAGAAAGTAAAAATATATTTGTGAAATATCAATGTCCTTATTGTAGATATACTAATAATAAACATATTAAATTATTTAATAAAAATGAAATAATATCATTGTACTATGATAATATATCACAATTATCAGTTTCTCAAAATTACAATTTATCTATTGTAAACATGTATAATAATTTAAAAGAAGAATATTTATCTTTGAAAAATAATAATAACTCATTGAAAGAAGAAATTTTATATTTGAAAGATGATAATAACTCATTGAAAGAAGAAAATTTATCTTTGAAAAATGATAATAACACATTGAAAGAAGAGAATAAATTTACAAGAGATGAGAATATATCTAAATTATAATGATATTTAATAAAGAAGATTAATCAATACTATTACTATTATCAATTAAAAATAATACTTGTATTTTACTCGGTTATAAAAGGTACTATAATAAGCTATAATAAATATAGCAAATATTACTTTGGTTTTAGTAGTTTATTAACTAAATTATCTAATATATTTTGAAATATTAATTTAATATAATTTTCAAAATCTTCTTTATTAGGTATAGATATTGTTATTTTACTTTTAATATTGAGTTCTGTTTTATTATCATCTACATATATTAATTTAATATATTCTTTTATATTAATTAAGTTTAATGTCTTAATCATTGCACTATATCCTTTTTTTAAATTAATAATTTCGTCCTTACATTTTAATTCTTTATATTTTATACCATCATTTACTATCTTATATTTTCTTAGTATTCTTATGTATTTATCATTTTCTAAAGTATAGCTTTTCAAATATTCAGGTAATTCATTTACATATATATATATTTCTTCTGTTTTTTTTCTTTTTCCATTTTTTATTTTCCAATCAGATATTTTCCATTCTATTATTTTATATAAATCTTCGTTGATATTACTTGTATCTTCATTTTTATCATACATTCTATTAAACGTATCGTCTAAAGATTTATCTATTACGATATTAGACGATAATTGAATCATCCAATATTCTTAATATTTTTAATATAAATATCCTTTATATTATTATATTCTGTTTCAATAATTTTTTCATCATATAACCATTTTCTTGATAATATATTATATTTGTGATTTTCATTGAATAAAATATGAATACATATATATATAACTATAACAATAATAATACTATTTGTAAAATTCTTGGTAGACATATATATGATAGATATTAATATAATGCTTTGAAAAATAGAATTATTTATTAATTTTTGCTGTGCTGGCGTTAAATCCAATTTTAGATATCTTCCGCCTATTTGAACAACTATAAAAAATAATATAGATAAGGGTTCTATATTTCCAAAAATACCTACTGGCTCCATAATTTAATAGTGTAATCTATTTTTTATTAAGACAATTATTAAATATAAACGTTAATAGATGTTTTTTTATTATAATTTATATCTTTATATTTTTTTATATTATCCATAATTATATCATTTATATCCATATAAGATTTATAAATTATAGACGATGACTTTTCTGATAATGCTAATTTAGTATCAGAAGATTTATTACCTGTATTTCCATTATTATCAGTATTTCCATTATTATTAGAATAATTCTCTGCTTCTTCTTTATTAAAGAAGATTTTTCCTTCTGTAAATATAATTATATCAAGTAATAATGCTATTATCGATAAGAACATTAAAAGACCTATCGTTAAATCCCATTGTATAACATAAAAGTTTATTATAATAAGTATAATAAATATCCACGGATTTTCGATAATTTCTAATATATTATCGGGATATAAAGCAGCCGGACGCAATCCTAATATAATTAGATATGCTATTAAAAATCCTGTTATTAGACCTTTAACAATAATTAATATTATATTAATATTATCATGTGCTATATTATCAATATTTTCATTTTCCTTAACATCAAATATATATTCGTTTTTATTCATAATGCTTCTTTACATTTATATTATATAAATATTTTGTTTTTTCTTTCCTTTTTGTATAATAGAGAATATAAATATTAATTATTAAAATGCAATATTCAACACTTCAAGAAGCATATAACATAAATACTTTTAAACCAGTCACAACTAAAAAAAAGACCGCACCTATTTCTCAATCTAATTCACAACAATTATATAGTATTGAAAATAGTTCATTTGCTTCTAATAAAGAAAAAGTAGATTATGGAAATTATGATAATTCGAAAAATAATGATATTGTTAATAACTCTATAAAAAATTCAAATAATGTTGGTACTTGTGCTCCTATTCAAGCACCTACATATAATATTCCTATTTCTGGAAATTGTAAAAAAGAGATGGATGTTGCTATTAATACATATACTGATAATAACAGAAGAGATAATACTATAAATGATAATGTAGAAAAATATAATAATTATGTAGCTTCTGATATAGCAATGACTAATAATAATGACAATAATGATAATTATAATAATGTTTCTAATAACAACGATAGTATCCGTCCATTTTATGATGAAGATATGGAACAATATTTTGATATTAATAATTTAAAAGATGAAGTAAATTATAAATCAAATTCGGGTAATAAGGTAAATGATTATATGCCGAATTATAATAAAGTATCTTATACAAACGATAATACTAATGACTATTCTAATAATAATAACAAAACTTCTAATGGTATTAATTTACTAAATACAAATGAATATAATTTAAGCGAAGATGAAAAAAAGAAGGCTTTAGAAGCATTAGATTATTTAAAAAGTATAGAAAATAAAATCAATAATAATGATAAAAAGTCTTCATTAGATGATGTTAAAAGTCCTGAAATAACAGGTCCTGGCGGTTTTATAGTTAAAAAGGCCGAAGATCAACGTATTGTAAATTCAAATAATAATTTACAAAAAATGCATAAAGATGAAAGTATCAGTGTAAATGATGCAAAATTAATAGAAAGTATTAATGAAAACAAAAAGACACAAAATATTTTTAATATGTTAATAAATATTTTTATATTTGTTTTTGTAGGAGTTTTGATAATATTATTATGTGATTATATTGCAGAATTAGCAATACAAATAGGTAGTACAAAAACTGCTAATACATTAGAACCTTATATAAAATATCATATATTATATATGCAAACCTTAGCAAATAACAACGCAAATATGTCTAATATGTCTAATATGTCTAATATGTCTAATATGCCTAATATGTCTAATATGCCTAATATGTCTAATATGCCTAATATGTCTAATATGTCTAATAATATTTCAATACCCAATTTATCAGAATTTGATAAACTACCATTTTTTCAACAAATAAGTAATTCAATGCCTTCGCTGCCTTCAATGCCTTCACTACCTTCTACTAAATATATGTCAAATTTTAAAACTCCTATATCTGATGACTATGTTCAAATACCAGATTTACCTTTTTTAACTAAAAGAAATTAAATTTACCATGCACATATTATATAAGATTTAATTATTAATTGTAAATATTAATAATGTCAATAAATATATATGATCTTGTAAAATCAACACATATTATTGGAGAAGAAAGTTTAAAAAAAAATACTACAAACGACAATGATACTAAAGATACTAAAGATACTAATAATACTAAAGATACCAATAAAGAAGAAAGTACGGGATGGTGGAAAAAATCAGAAGATGGGAAAAAAAGGGTCATGTTATGCGGTACTTATCCAATTGGTACAAGTAATGGATATTCGAAAGTTGTATATTATATAGCAAAATATTTAGGAATGTACGACGATATATCTTTGACTATATATGGTTTTCAAAATGTTAATAATACAAATGATAAATCTCTAAGAAATGATATACCTGCTTCTGTAAAACTACATGATGTTTTAGCTGCTGAAAATCCAAAAAGAAATGGTTTTGGTGAAGTAGAAATTGGTGATTTTATAAAAAGAAATCCTCAAGATGTTATTATTATTTTTAATGATAATATGATTACATCATCATTAACGAGTACTATAATTAAAGAATGTGGCGATCAAAGATCTAATTTTAAATTATGGTCTTACATGGATCAAGTATATCCTTATCAGAAAAAAAATTATATTGATATATTAAATGCTTTTTTTGACGGAATTATTACTTTTACTCCTTATTGGAAAGAAATTGCTTTAAAATTAGGAATTAAGAACACTATGCCAATTCATGTATTCCCGCATGGATTTGATACAAATATGTATTATCCTATATCAAAAAATATCGCGAGAACATATTTTAAATATAATGTTAATGATTTTATGGTTCTAAATTTAAATAGAAATCAACCGAGAAAATGCTGGGATCATACTATAATTGCATGGGTAGAATTTGTAGAAATGCATTATAATGTAAATGTAAGAAATACAATAAAAAAAAATGATGATAATATAAGACCTATTAAACTTATTATAGGAACACAAATAGATGCTTTTTGGAATTTATGGGATGTTATTGAAAATGAAGTTAAATTTCGCGATGTTCCTTTTGATTATGTAAAAGATACAATAGTCGAAGTACCAATGCCTCAACAATTATCAGATAAGGAGATTAATATATTATACAATTGTTGTGATATAGGTTGTAATAATTGCAATGGAGGAGGATATGAATTAACAGTATTTGAATGTTTAGGTTTAGGAATTCCACAAGTAGCATCATATGTAGGTGGGATAAGAGAATATTTAAATGATAATAATTCAATTCCTATTAAATCTACCATATATCAATATTTAGATAATAAATCAAATGGTATTGGTGGAAAAGCAGAAATAACAGATCCTCATGAATTTGCTTTAGCATTTTGGAAATATTTCAATAATCCACAACTAAGAACAAAACATGGAAAAAATGGAAGAGAAAATATTTTGAAAAACTATAGATGGGAAACTCTTGTTAAATATTTTCATTCAAATATTTTAAGTAAAATATAATCAATTATTTTTATAATATAATATTAAATTAATAGTTATTTTTAACTATATGTATTAGATATTTTATGCTTTATTTACATATTACTCATTATGTTCTGATTCATCTTCGATATATTAAAAATTGATAATATAATTATATTATTATTACTTACTAAAAAACCAAATGGCTCTTTTTATCGACACTGAAACAAACGGGCTTCCCGATATGACTAATATGAAATGGGGGCAATATCCTGATTATACTATTATAGATAAGTATAATACGGCGAGAATAGTACAAATATCATATATTGTAACAGATTATGATTATAATAAAAATCATTTAGACGATTTTGTAATTAAACGCGAAAATTTTAATATTACAAATAGCCAATTTCATTCAATTACTGATGAAATTTCTGATAAAGAAGGAATTGATTTCGATATTGCTATTGAAAAATTTTATGAAAATCTTAAAAAGATTGATTTTATTATTGCTCATAATATTGCGTTTGATATTTCAGTTATTAAATCGGAGCTTTATCGCAGAAAAAGGTTTGATATCTTGAATGAAATTGAAAAGAAGAATCTAATTTGTACTATGAGACATACTAAAAATATTCTTAAAATTGTTAATAAATTTGGTAAGTATAAATATCCATCTATGAAAGAATTGTATTCATATTGCTTTGGGCAAGAAATTTGTAACGCTCATAATTCTATGTATGATGTAATTAATTTACATGCTTGTATTAAATATATGTATGATAAAGGGATTCTAAATTGCAATTTATAGATAGGATAAGATAGCTATTTATATAAAAACAAAAATCGAAAAATATATATTTTTTATATTCTAAAAATGAGTACATAATTATATTTTTCTTAAAGTTTCAAAAGTTTTTATAAATTTCTAAATATTTTTTAATTATGTACTCATTTTTATTTTTTCATAAAATAAGTGCGAATAAGTTCTTCCATTATTATAATTAATAATGTAATTAATAAGATTATAATATATACAAAATATATTATCACTAACGAGCTCTATATATATAATATAAAATACAATAAAGTAAATAGTAAATATAATATCATAGCTATTTATTTTTTTATTTTGATAATATATCATAGCAAATATAGGTAATTTAATAAAATTTATTATAAAAAAATATAAGGGAAGACTTTTTTCATTTTTATAATATAATATTATTATCATAGCAAAAATGAAAAAAACTATTGCTATAGATAATAATATTATAGGATTATGAGGAAATATT